AGAACAACTGAATTGGCAACTACTGGAGTTGCAATCATAGACATGTGTCCATAGCACAACAGAATAGTGCGGCGCTTTCCTAAAGCGTCAGGTGGGGGTTTGAATCCCTCTGGACACACCATTTTATTCACGGCTTGGTAACTCTGTGGTTTCAGAACATTCGTTTGTTAAACGAAAGCTTATGCAGGTTCGAGTCCTGTTGTCGGTACCAGTTAATTTAGAAAAAGTCTATTTATAGTCACTGGTGTTTATATTTATAAGCATCATGAGCGTACGCACCGATAGAAACTTTAAATCATACGACGGAGTACAAGAAAACGTAAGCGACGTCACGCTGGACCCCGTGGCTCAAGGTTGGGGTGTATTTGTAGATGGAAAATTTGTCAAGCCGGATTGGTCCGATACTTGTAAATTTTGGAAACGTAATAAATTGAAGTTCGAGAATTTCGTCATCATCCGTGGCGGCTTAGAAGATGTTGTTGATATCAACAACGACTGTGTAGGAAACACTTTTTCGAAATTTGTTATCATGCAAGCTGGCGACACTTACGTATTAACCCTAAAAGGTGATACATCAAATAATACCTTGGAAGATTGGTTGATTTACGGCAAGGGCGGCAAGACGGTTGACATCGAAATTGGCAACTGGTCATCATACAATTTTGGTCGCTGCACCGGCAACAAGTTTATTAACTGGCGGCGCGAAGACGGTGAGCCAATTCGGTATGCTTACCGAATTGGTTGCAAACCAACATTCGTTCGCACCAACACCAAACACATTTGGTGGTTGAGTATTGGACTAACCTTCTACTGGTGGTTCAAGTTCGTAAAACATCGCGTCTTTAAGATTGCTGATAAGTGAACTACCGACCCTCTAAAGAAGAGTCGGCTTCAACGTAACTTTTTATAGTATCGTTGGATTTTTTCCGCTTCATTGAATTCGGCTTGACAATCATCTTGCGAAGATCATCAGAGGTCAATTTCTCCACGGACTTAGATTCGGACGGTTCCCGTCCTATTTTATCTTTTGCCAATAAATTGACAAAAGCAAATTTCTTTATATTACCAGCGGCCAGAACATCTCGGTCATGGACTTTTCCACAAGAACATTTCCACGTTCTATCGGATAGTTTTAGATTTTGATTGATCTTACCGCAAGAACACATTTTTGACGATGGTTCAAATCTTCCAATTGTCAGAAGATTGGTTCCATACCAATCGGATTTATAAGTTAGGAACGAAATGAATTGCCCCCAACCAACGTCTCCAATTGATTTGGATAACTTACGATTTTTCATCATGTTTTTTATAGATAAGTCTTCGAGGCAGATCGTTTGGTTCTCACGAACTAACTTTGAACTTAATTTATGATGAAAATCTTTTCTACTATTAGAAATTTTTGCGTGGATATTAGAAACTCGTTTCTTCCACAATTCTCTCTTTTTTGACCCTAGTTTTTTCTTTGACAAAATTCGTTGCTTCTTGGACAACAGTTTTTCGTATTTTTTTAGAAGTTTTGGATTTGAATATTTGTTTCCGTTTGAATCCGTCACAAATGTTGAAATTCCAAGATCAATTCCAATTGAATTCTCCAATGTTGGAATTGATTTATCTTTTTTCTTTATTTTAGTTTCAACTCTCAATGATGCAAAATATTTCCCCCTTGAATTCTTGGATATAAAAATTGATCCAACTTCTCCAACAACTTTTCTGTGAAAAATACACTTGATTGGTTCTTTGATCTTTGGAATTGAAATATTTGATTTTGAATAATCCACATCAAATCCTTGTGGAATTTGAAACGATTTTTTAGATATATGTTTACTTTTGAAATTTGGATACTTAGCGATCTTCTTAAAAAATCTAGAAAATGCACTATCCAAATCCCACAGTGATTGTTGAACGGATTGTGAATTAACTTCCCTTAAAAACAAATATTTGGAGTGTTTAAGTTCCTTGACCATTTCCATTAATTTTGTAGCAGTTATAGATTTTCCGGTTTCTTGATAAGTCTTATTCTTTAATTCTAGTCCCAAATTGTAGACAAACCGACAACAACCAAAATGCTTCTCCAAAAGAATTTCTTGTTCTTTTGTTGGATAAATTCTAAACTTATATCCTTTGATTATTGTGTCCACTATGATAAATAGCATAGACTTTACAAAACATTCAATTTTTTTGTAGAAAAGTGAATAATAATTCAAATTTAGCACAATTCATCCCACCGACTAAAGATCGGTGGGCTTTCTTGTGTCATTTCGGTAAAAAACGGGTCGGTAGCTCAGTGGACATATCGGCACTTTGTTAAAGTGATGTGCGTGGGTTCGAATCCCACCCGTCCCTCCATTTTTAACCCAACACAACTATGAGTAGAACAGAGCGAACAAAAGATTACTATTATGATCCAGAACGTTCCCCATTGTGGAAACAAACAGCTGATAAAAAACACTGGTACAAACCCACTAAAGGTAAGTGGTTGGAAAGAATGCGTTCCGATAGCAGAGCCAATCATAGAAAAGCTATGGTCGGAATTGACGAAGACAATCAGATTGTTCTACCAGTAAGAAGAATGACCGATGAATGGAACTACAATTAATTTACGGAAGCCTAGTTTAAGTAAAGAACACCAGCAAATACATGCTGGAGATACGTCGCGGGTAGTTTAATAAGTTGAGGAATACGTGCACTAAAACTCAATACTGTTAACCCAGTCGCTAGGGTGAAATACCCGTGGCCTCCAGCATTTAGAATACAACAGAGTATAATGTAACCTGGTAGCATACTAGCCTCGGACGCTTTTAGTTTGGGTTCGAATCCCAATACTCTGACCAATTTACGGTCCCATCTCCTAATGGTCATGGTACTTCGTCTACACCGAAGAATAATCTCAGTTCGACTCTGAGTGGGACTACCATTTTTAAGTTGTATATACACTATTTATATACATGACATTGGAAGACATTGAAAAAGTACTGAACGATAATGGATTCAAGAAGGTGAAGAAAATCATTAGTGATTCCACTTATGCTCGTCCTACGTCGAATTACCTCAACGGAAAATATTATACATTTTACCGCGCTTGGCTGACCGAACACAATCTCAATCGATGGAAAGCCAAGTGGGATTGTGATAATTTCGCCGCAACGTATTATGTGTTTGCTCAGATGTGTCACTTCAAGTCTGAGCGGGAGGAACAAGGGATTGCAGTCGGTATGCTCTTTTATCATCAGGCGAACGGTGGTGGTCATGTTATAAATCTGGTCATTACAGAAAAGGGATTGACGGCAATTGAGCCACAGACCGGTGATGAAGTCAGACTCACTGATGGTGAGAAGTCCGGCGCTTCATTAATATACTTTTAAAATATGAAATCGAAACTATTAATCCTACTCCTGTTTTTGCTCATGTTTGCCGGTGGTTGCGTTACGGCACCGCTCACGCCAGACACAGAATTTCCTACCCCTGATTATGTGGAGGATGTCGCACAATGAAAAAACAAAGACTTCGTGATAGTAAGAAGGTAATCGCCTTGGGCATTGCTTTACTCAATCTCAACATTATATTTTTGGTCAGTGTCTTTAAAAGCGCTGAGACTACTGTGGTCATTCAGATGATGACCGCGATTCTGTTTTTAGTTGGTATCTACACCGGTGTCCAAGGTGGCATTGATATGATACAATCAAATAAAATGGAAGTAGAAAAGTCGGATAAGACAGAAACAAAAATCACTAAAAACTATGAGCACAAGATGGACTACGTAGATGATAACTAATTTCAGCATAGAAGAAGAGGTTCAATGTCTCTCATCAATCTCGTAGGGATTACACATGGTGTAGAAGTTCAAGGCCGCACACTGTGCTGAAAACAATTTTAGCGTCGGCGCTGGAAGCTGGGACTTCGAAAATCCCTAGTAGAAACGCACTTGTCCGAGGTCATATCAAGGTAGCTCTGTGTAATGGTCCGGTTGGTATAAGGGACATTGGTGTGATAGTTCTTGGGAACTCACGTGGGTGATGTATGCATTGGACGCTGGTACGAAATTCAAGCGAAACACAACGGGTTTTGATTATGAGTTTGGAGGAAAGCGATTGAAATATTATCCAGATTTTGAATTGGATGATGTTGATTATTTAGAAATTAAGGGGTACAATTCTCCACAATAGGAGGCCAAAATGACGTGGTTTCCAAAAAAATTGTCGGTCGTGGGCCGAGAAGAAATCGCGCCGTTCATTGAATACGCAAAAAAGAAACACGGAAATAATTTTGTTAGTTTATACGAGGATAGCAAAGTCGCGAGGTGCGACCGCAACTTGGAAAGTTGTAGGAGCGGCTAAACACCGCTTGAGTTTCGAGTACTCTGTTTTCCGCCATTTCTGAGGTAGTAGTTTAGTGGGAAAAACGCTGATGATAGCAATACGAAAATACGCGTGAAACTTTCTTCATAAGGGGTCAATCCGCCGAGCATAGTTATAAGCCTTGAATACGATATCAGATACGGGATTCGATTTCCCCGCCTCGACAATTTTTACTTGGGTGCCTAATTAGTACCCGGAACCCCGGACATCATATGAGAGATAAGAATCCTCCACAAAATGGTGCCACGTTAATGTGTGTTGAGTATGCCAAGCAATCTTGTGGTTGCCGCAGAGGGGCCGCCCAACGTGGAAGATACGGGTTCCGAATTTTGGAAGATTAATCAGCAAGGCGCTGAACTTGTTTGCTAAACAATGGGCTCGGTGTAAAAAGCCGGGTGGGCTTCGATTGCTCAGTCTTCCGCCACTTTTTGGAAGATAAATTTGCCGGGGCGCAAACCGTGTCTTGAAAACACGTGGGCGGTGATGAGCCGCTAGGGTTCGAGACCTTTGTCTTCCGCCACTTTATAATGTTGACAACGACCAAATTTATGTCATAGTGAATGAAAATCTATGAAAAAACTATTCGCTCTGTTGCTACTTGTATCAGTCACCGCTCTTGTCGGTTGTGTTGGTTGGACTTTACCTCAACTCGCTACTTCCGACGACGTAAGCGAGATTCGTGTAATCTTGTCAGAGCAAGGATACGTCCTTGCCGGAAACGTGGTCGAATTTTATGCATCGTCGTTTGCCCGTACCGACATAGTGTATGCCAAGGCTTACTTTCACGGGTCGATTGGGTTTGTTGTCATAAACAAAAGCAACAACCCTCCCACTGTCTCATGGTCGGCCACCAGAGATTTTAGGGTAGTCGAGGAATAATTTTTTGGGCTTGTAACTCAGTTGATAGGGTATTTCGAGTGAAGAAAAATCCAAAAATATGGAGACCAAATTGAATACTTTTGTAGAATATTACACGGGCCATGGAATTGCATAGAGTGATTGTTTCGCTGGCAGCGAAAATACAGATGGGAGCATTACCCATATGGTCCACCAATTTAGCCACCGAAGAAGTTGGGTTCGAATCCCACCCGGTCCACCATTTACGGGCCTGTTGGCGCAAAAATTCTACGGTAACTCAGTTCGATTCTGGGCGGGGGATCCATTTTCTTTATTATATTTAATATTTATAGAGTGATGATGAATGAAACATTTAACCCACAGTCGGTAACTTTTGAAGAAGTTCCGAGAGCCAAAGTTCGTGAGTTTATTCAGACTCACTACTTGGGTTCGTTTCCAGCCGTTTCATTGGCTTATGTTGGAATACTATACAACCAAAATTTAATCGGCGTTGTAATCTACGGAAGGACGTCAGCGCCTTCAGTTCAAAAATCAATTTTTAAACCAGATGTAAATGTGGATAATAAAGATATCTTGGAATTACAACGACTTTTCATCATAGACGATGAAACACTTCTACCAAAAGAGGATAGAAAGAATCTTGCCGGTTTTTCAATATCACACGCAAACGATTTTGTAGTGAAGAAGTTTCCAAACGTTAAAGTTATCTTATCTTATTCAGACCCAGACCACCATCTAGGAACGGTTTATAAAGCAACTAATGCAATTTACCAAGGTCGAGGTGATAAGGTTCGCATGTTTAAAAGAGCTGATGGGAAGCTTATTAGAACAAATCGAGTTCAACCTGAAGAAAAGGGAGAGTTGGTATCCATGACAGGAAAAGACCGATGGGTTTATCCCGTTGGCTCCACTTCACAGAAGAAGTGGGTTAAACGTAATTTAATCGACAGTGAACTGCAAGAGCTGATAACAATATCAGAAGCTCTTTGGAAACAATTTTGTGGTTAAGCTAAAGTAGACGAAGCCCACCATTGTATGATGGAGAAAGTTGGTGAAAGTCCAGCAACCGCGACCAATTTATTCTTATTAACTTGCCTACAATGTGGATATACGAGCGTCACGCTCAAACCGGGCAGAATCAATGGAAACGTTGAGAGTCCTCATTATAAAAATAAGAAAAACTGGGACAGTAGTGAAATTGGATATCACCTTGCTCTACGAAAGCAATATTTTGGGTTCGAATCCCGACCGTCCCACCACTTGAGCACGCGTAGTCGTGAAAATCGGGTGTAAACCGACGTGCTATAAAAATATCGGATTCGGCTCTTTAGCTCAACGATCAGAGCAGAGGACTCATAATCCTTTGGTTGTGGGTTTGAATCCCACAGGAGCCACCAATTTGCCGTCGAAGTTCATATGGGTGAACGTCATATTAAAAATTACTTTTCATAAAACATGCCTAGTTGGCTCAGTGGCAACAGCACCGCTTTCGTAAAGCGGCGAAGAAATTCTCCGTGGGTTCGAGTCCCACACTAGGCTCCATTTTTTACTGAATATTTCCTATATCGTTTCCCCTTTGTTTTGTTAAATCCACGATGTGTGGACGTCAGGGAATGACAATTTGGACAAAGCGCAGTCAGGTTACTTTCTTGTGAATTGGACGCGTCACCATCAACGTGGTCGATTTCTAAACACGGTCTATTTGAAACGGGATGTCGCTCACCCCAACCACATTTAGAACATCTGTTATCAAATTTTTCTAATACGTAGTCCCGAACGACGGGATTTAGTACTAGCGCGACACCTCGATGGCCGGGGTTTAGCCCCTGTTTCCACTGCTCTATACTAATCTGTTTTCGGTGTGTTCACTGACAAACTGCGGAACAGTATTTGCGCCGATTTTGGATTTCTTTACCACATATGAGACAATTTTTCATACATATAACTATATCTCATGTTAGCCTAACATGTGTTAGCACATAATAATTTACACAGGCCAAACAGAGTTGCATCTGGTGGTCGTAAACCTAGAGGCCCGGTTAAGAGCCAAGCGTACATGCAATCGCTGGTAAACTCGGGGACGAAGACTGCGGTCTGTGTGATATTGCCTTGTAGCGTAATGGTTATCGCAACTCTCTCTGAAAGAGTGGACTGAAGGTTCGAGTCCTTCCGAGGCAGCCAATTTAGTTGTTGACATTTTATAAACGACAGTTCATTATGAACTCTTGTTATTTGACATATAAATTTACGGACATGTGGTGTAATGTAGCACCGCTAGTTTTATAAACTAGGCGCACCCGATAGGTGCCGAGTGTGGGTTCAAGTCCCTCCATGTCTACCAATTTTCAGAGTATGTGACCTTACGCGGGGCGAAAGTAAAACCTCGAGGAAGTTCGCTGCTGCTTAACTCGATGCTGGAAGAGCAATGCTGAATCGATGACAGTCATAGTGTCTGAGTCCAAATCAGAAGGGTCTATGGATCTCAATCCTCAAGCGGTTCGTTATTACCACAAATCCGCAGTAACCTAAAAATCCTAGAGTATGTGAGTTATACGTTAATATAGGAAGGTCGGGGCCTCTTCTTGAAAAAGGAAGAACGGAATTTATTCCGTAGAGAAATGTAAGGTCAGGAGCTGAAAGGCTCTGGACAGAACAGCGGCTATAGCATATTTTGAAAACATTTTAAATATTAAGGTTTCGTTTGAAAGAAATCGTTAGTTCGAATATACTCATATACATGAAGTGTGAAAAATGTAATAATCAACACGATGGAAAATATGGTAGTGGAAGATTTTGCTCTTGTGAATGTGCTCGTTCTTTTTCAACCACAATTAAACGAGAAGAAATAAAAGTCGTGATTCTGTGGAATGGGAATTGGCATCGAAAAAAATTAATGAGAAAACATAGTGTAAAGCAGGTAAAGAACAGAGACAAAATTAAAATTTCGGAAATATTGAAAGCGGGTTATGCTGCGTACGTAATTGATGATTATAGAAAATTCAATCGAAAGTTTGTAGAATCCGAATTTAACAAATTTATGGTGGGTTAGTTTATGTGGTAAAACTCTGGTTTCATAAGCCAAGATAGCGGATTCAAACGCCGCACTCACTTCCAATTTATAATAGATATGCCTTGTAAGTTCTGATGGCGGAACAGGTTCTTGGTAAGAACACGGTGGCCAGTTCGATTCTGACACAAGGCTCCACTATACGCTCGCCTGATAACTGGCATTGAGGTACTGATAAAACATGAATAACAATGAAAACTGCTCACACCAATCGCAGAAAGCAACAAGTGGCCAAGTTAAATAAAGGTTGGTGTGACAGTTGCGACCGGATTATTCGATGATAATCATTGATGCTTGTGTGGCACATCATCCAGTCTCGCTGAAAATCTAACAAACAATCTCCTCACATGGCGTAATGGTAGCCGCAGAGGTCTTAAAAACCTTTGGTAAATATACCGTGCCGGTTCGACTCCGGCTGTGAGGACCACTTCTGGGCATGTGGATAAGGCAAGTTGGTACAACCGTCCGACTCAAAATCTTCTATCCTATATGGGTTTGAGTCCCTTCATGCCTACCACGCATCCCTTGGAAGGGTGTCGAAAGACCTCATCCAAGCCCCTCAACCCGTTTGGGCTGAGGTCATTTTATGGGAGACTGGCGCAACGGTTAGCGCAGCTCGTTTACACCGAGAAGGTTCACGGTTCGAATCCGTGGTTTCCCACCATTTAACCCACAAACTAGGAGTAAGAAAATATGACACAACTAAACGCAAGACAATAAAAATAACCGATAAGCATAGACAAGACTATAAATTGTATGAAAAATTTTCAACCATGACTATTATGTGGCCATGTAATGAAACAACTGACCCAGATGGGTATTCGCCAATTGAGTGTTTTGTTTATAACAAAAAACTCAATTTTTCACGTCTTTAATGTTTTTCGGTGATATATATAGACTTAGAGACAACTCAAATTTAACCCACCAAACATTATGGAAATCGTACAAACAGTCATCGGCCTATTAGTAGTAGGAGCAGTTGCATTCTTCATCTGGAAGAACATGAAAAAGGCAGAAGCAACAACACCAACACCGGGTCCATTCGTTCCTCCGGGTCCAGCACCAACACCGACGGGCGGCACATCAGTTTATGACGTGTTCTCACCGGGCGGAGTCCAAGGTGATGTCACCTATTATAACGCAGCTGGTCAGCAAGTCACTGATATCATCACACCTCCTTCAATCCGCATCATCGCACAAGACGGTATGCCAATCGACGGTAATTATGGTATCATCAACAAACTGTAATTGACTATTCAAGTTTAATTCTCAAATCCCATACCAAAAGGTGTGGGATTTTTTGTGGACCTGTGGTGAAACGGATATCACCTTGCGCTTCGAACGCAAAGTTCTGGGTTCGATTCCCAGCGGGTCTACCACTATGAATGACGAAGAAAAATTATTAAAACAAATATTTGGAGAAAAATCAAATGCTCTTTACGACTCCGTTAGCAGAAAGCCCACCGATCTTTAGTCGGTGGGATGAATGCGTTAGCCCTGATTCTATGTGAAATTGATTGGAACACGGTATATAAAAAAGGAATTTTTTGTGAAAATGACTTGGACATGTTCTCAGAGTTAAAAAAAATAGTACAAGCGAATGAGGTTGATGATGAAAGATATTATCGGTGAGGCTCATTCTAAGGAGGGAAGGCCATCCTCCGACGGATGATTCTCCGCATTGGAAGATTAACCAAGCAGGGTCTTGGAACTGTTTCGAAAACAGATTGCTCGGTGAAAGCCGAGTGGGCTTCGATTGCTCAGTCTTCCGCCATTTGGGATAACCGCTACAATGATCGGTATTTAGGTCTTATACCAAGGAATCATGACCTAGTAAATGTAAATCCTGTCCCAATTAATTTCCCCAATTCTAAAAAGAAATGTTTGACAACCAACTGATAGTGTGTATAGTTGGTGATGTTCTTTAACACTTTGAAGTTAGTTCAGTTCAAGATTATGTCGTGAAAACCCGGTAGGCTTACAGAATCGATCATTCTGGCCAAAAGGAAAGTAATTTAGCGAGAACGCAGGATTTGGAAAAGACTGTCCAAACCATCAGACATTGCGACACCCCCAAGTTAAAAGGGTGGATTAACTTCAAATATGCGGTTTTAGTGTATTGTAGCACGGTGGGCCTCCAGTCCATAGGATCCGGTCATTCCGAGAAAACCGCTCCATCTGCAGGATGGTGTAATGGTAGCACGCCACGCTCATAATGTGGAGATGAAGTTCGACTCTTTCTCCTGCACCCAACATGTTTCCAACTGGTCAACTAAAATTACTAGAAGAAAAATATCACGTGAATTACCGTCCCTCTAAAGAAGGGACGGCTTCTCTGTCTGTGACAGAGGATTTTCCGCGTTTCATAGACTTCGTATCCCTCGCAGATTGCTCTGCTACTCTTCCGAACGCCTCACCGCTTGATAGTTGTATTAAAGAGGATATGGTTAAGAACCAAGCTAGGTTAGCTAAAAACCATACATCGTAAAATTAGGAAAGTGGGAGCGAAGATTGAATTCTTCGCTCTTTTTTTATGCCTTTCGCCAAACACGTATATAAACAAAAAAACGTATTTTACGAATGAGATTATATTTATAAGAACCTATGAGTCGCATCTACATTCCATGGAAATCAATAACGTCTATTTGGAAATCCGCGTCTCAGTTGTGGAGTGAGGCTTGGTATGAAGATGCACCTACAGACGGAAATGGCGCACTTGACCCGTCTCAGAATCAGACTCTTTGGAATGCCTGGGCAATCAACCAAAAGAAGAAGAAAAAGAAAATCGAACTCACTTGTATAATCGGTTGGGTACATTTTGTTCAAACAAAGGGTGCTGACCAAGTTGACGACATACACTTTACATTAGATAGAATGACAATTTCACAAGATACAATGCTCGCTCCAATTGAAGTGACAATCCAACCAACCGAATAATATGTACAAACTCTTCACAGATAAAAACGAACATTTCACCGCTGACGTTTCAGTTAAAAATGCGTCATTAAAAAATTCAACCGCAAGACTCATAGTGGAATCGGGAGATTTGAACTTGGTGTTTAAAGGGGCAATCGAAAATCAAAAATGTTCAATCCCCATTAAAAAATTGAAGGGTATCTTGGACGAAAATACCACTGGTAAGATGTATTTGGAAATTATTGTAGAAGATATCTATTTCAAACCTTGGGAGTCAGATTTTATCGTGGAAGAACACACTTCCATGAAAGTGGTAGTCCAAGAGCAGACAATTTCTGATAAGCCAATACTTGAAGTAGTCGTGGCTCAGCCTATACAAAAAGAGATTAAAAAAGAAGTTGTGACAGAACATAAGACGGTGAAGAAAATTGAAAAAAAGAATGACCGTAAAGCGATACTGGAAAAAAAGAAATTGCTAGAGGCTATTAGATTGGACCCCGCCGACGAACTTGTTGGAATTTGTAAAAAAATCGGCCTGTCTGAGGGAAACGCTTCAAAGTCTGATATGTTAGAACTATTGACTGAATATTTTAAAACAAACCCATCGTTCGTTGATCGTAAAGAAGTAATCACCCGCGACTTTCTAAAGAAGGTTGGTTTTTCAACTCACAAAGAGTAATTTTGACAAGATTTTTGTCAAAAATGAACAGCCGGTAAATTGATGCAGGATATTGAAAAGAAAACTGACGACAATCGGGCACTTATTTTAAGTAAATAATAGTTGACTGATACCCAAAGTAGTGTATATTTATAGTTGTTCTTAATAGTTCTTCAACCCACGGGTCTAGGACTCTAAAGTAAGGATAACATGATCACTGATATATTGACCATGCTAGTTTCTTGGTTTGTTGTGGCCGCTATTGGACTCATGACATACCAAGGATATGACTTCAGTTGTGATTGCAAGTGTGATTACAATTGCAAGTGTAGCAAAAAATAAAATAGAAAACAAAACGGGGAGGGTTGAAATAACCCTCCTCTTTTTTGATCAAATTTGTTGACATATTAGAATAATGGTATATATTTATAGATAGTTCTTTGATAAACAATTTTAGAAATGTGTGGATATTAAAAGACCGTATTTCATGGAAAAATGGTCAGTCCCTCGATACAAAGTAGGCATCAAGATTTTATTCTTGTTTAAAATAGCCGAACACGTAGGGATAGGATATGCTATCCGATAAATAGCATCGAAGCTGGCAATCGCTACCAGCCCACACACTTTCTTTTTATGGGCCTGTTCTTGGATTCGACTTTATGAGTTGAACTTAGAACGCAAGCGCAGGTGGTAAACATCCTGCATAATCCTGATTACAAAAACATAAATGCAAAGAGAAATCTAGCAAAGCTCACAGTTCTGTCCCTCGTTCGTAAGAACGTGAACAGCGCTTACGCTGTCGCTGCCTAAGGGTAGCCCGTTTATCTATTCAACGCAGATAGAGTAGAATAAACGTCAAACATCTGCTGATATGTTCCCTATGAGATATGAGAGTCGGTAATGGGGGAGAAAGTTACAAGATTCTTAACCTTCGTAAAGCGTACAGCTAATTACGATTGTATCTACGGTACTATGCTTGTAAATGTCTAATGGGCAAATCTTAAAACACGCGGGTTCGACTCCCGCCAGGTCCAGAACGCAGAGAATGCCACCTTCACGTTGGTTGCGTTTGAGTAACGCCAAGAGCATTCACATTTTACAGTTGTTGTTTTCATATCTACAAGTAGTGGAGTCGAAAAGAAATCGGTAATATATCAAATCCCGTCGGCTCCACCAAATATTAAATCTCACTATAAAAGGTGAGATTTTTTATGCTTTCTTATAGTCAAAACAGTGTTGACAAATCGACTCACGAAATACATACTGATGTTCTTAAATCCTCAAATGGGGAAGTTTAAACCAAACAAACATATGACAAAGACAAAGACAACACACAACGGTAAGAAGGTTTCTACCTTCATCAAGAATACGAACTACGAGATTTATTTTTCACGACCAGTAGCTGGCGTAAAGAGTCAATCGAGCCACCTGAACCTTTCCGGGGTCAATCCTCAGACCGGTGAACGTTCACGCGTTCAACTTGATGGTAAGGCTATCGTAGCTCTTCGCAAGGTTCTCGCCTAATATTTCCGGCTGAACTTTTAGTTTCAATCGACCCTGATGGCCTAAAAATCACAGGGTCTTTCATTTTATGGATAAAATAAGTTACGACGATTACTTCTTGACCATGTGCTATCTAGTGGCCCAACGCTCACCTGACCCATCTACAAAATGTGGTGCGGTGTTGGTTTCGGCCGACAAGCGTATTTTAAGCACAGGATATAATGGCCCAATCAAAGGGGCCGACGATACTCAAGTTCCACTTGAACGTCCTGCTAAATACGCACATATTCTGCATGCCGAGGAAAATTGTGTCATTGCATACAACGGCAGTTCTCAGGACTTGGTTGGTGCCACCATGTATGTTACGGGTCGTCCATGCCACAACTGCCTGCGTATCATTCTCCAAAAGGGAATTAAAATAATCACTGCCACCGATGGCAACCACACAGTCATGCATGATGATACCGAGGAAAAACTCTGTCAACAGATGCTTGGTTATGTCCCCGGCATCACCATGACGGCGGTTCCCAACATTGATAAAGTGTTGGCCTTACTTGATACCACTAAAAAGTATATTTATGAAAAGAATCCACAACTCACGACTGCTTCCAATTGGAAGAGTTAAAATGTGGGATGGATTATTGACGGAAACGCAAATTTGTGTATATTTATTGTTTAGAGTAGGTGTAGCTACTCTACAGACTGGCAATCAGCTAGTTAAAATTCAACACAAAAACAAAACTATTTCTTGACACTTCTTAAAAAAAGTGTCAAAGTGATATAAATTACTACAACAATGGATGTTCTAAATCAACCTGTATTGGTCCTAAACGCTAATTGGCAACCCATCACGCCAAAAAACGTCAAGGAGGCTTTCGTCGCTATGAACGGCGGACTCAAAGGCAATAACCCACCAGCTCTGGCTTTTGACCAAGAGTTTGTTGTAGATGCTGATGGAAATGTGGATTGGTCCACCGAAGTTTATTCTTGCCCTGTGAGTTGGGATGCTTGGGTGAATCTTCCAATTCGTTCATACGATTTGGTTGTTCACACGGGTAGTAAGTCAATTCGTGCTCCACGGATCCTTCTACAACCAAGCTATTCTAAGATGCCAATGATCACGCCAAAGCCGACCAAAGAGGCAATCCGCCGCCGTGACGGTGGCATCTGCCAATACTCAGGAGATTTGCTGACTTGGAAAGAAGGTAACATCGACCACGTAGTTCCTGTGGCCCAAGGTGGAAAAAGCACCTTCGAAAACATGGTGTGGTCTCGTGTGAAAATCAATTCTGAGAAGGCTGACAGAACTCCGCAACAGGCTGGTCTAAGACTGCTCCGAAAGCCAACGGCTCCGAAAGGAACGCCTTTGAGTGCTACGCAAACAGTTGCTCACCATCCAAGCTGGGTTAATTATATGGTCCACGTGACCGAAGTTAGAGGTCATAAGAATTAACTTGACCACGCAGAGGATGTTTGGTATGTTCAGACATCCTCTTTTTTATGCGATTTTCATTTCCATTTTTATTTATAAGTCTCCTACCGTTTCTACTATTGTTTGAAAACGCATGGGTAAACATCGGCGTTATTTTTGTAGTGATTATATACTTTCGTAATAGAGATGTCTCTTTGGCGGAAAAAATTTTAGAAGAAATCGATAAAAAGGTAAAGCCTGTGGCTGACCAAGTTTCTTATAATATCAAAGCGCTACACGCTCACGATAAAGATTTAAAATCAATGAATTCGGTAGTTAAAAAGGTGCGGGATAAACTGTCCGCTGGTTCTAAAAAGATACACCGTGTAGAACACTCTCAAACAGTCTCCAATAGTCGAAAGTACTCACCGGAAGCATGGGCAGAGCCGGAAGTAAAAATGAGACGTCCGCCGAAAGATAAGCCCGATACAAAATCATGACATTAAATTCAATCAATTACGATGAACGAGTATTTAAAAATACTGAGTTTTCATCCCTCGACAATGGAAAAAAGTTTTATACTGGCCGTCCACGCTCCGACTCTATTGGTTTAGAGTATACAAAAATTGCCACGACTAAGAATATCAATGGTGCTTGGGTAAATGCGAAGAATAGTCTTGGCCTTACCATTTTTGTTCCTTATGATAAGAAGGTAGTAATTTTAGAATCCAAATGAAAAAATATAATAAAATCAAAAAAATAATTACTGAACATTTCGGCTTAACTTCTCTCGAAGATTATAAGACTTGGTTGGAAAAGTGGATATCAAAAGAGTATATTCCGACGAAGAAGGATATAGCATTACTACATCCGGATAATATCAGCTGCCGGCCATAACGGATATCATTTATTTAAATCGTAACATGGCTAAAAAGAGAGTAGTTAAAGAAAAGAATAACATTGGACCAAAAGCCAAGGGTCTATTCGACCATATCAACCATATCAGAGAGGTACAGAGCCCAACGTATTTTGATAATTTATCGGAGTCTGATAAAAAAACATGGAGCACGTATATGATACTTCGAGCGCTCAGTATGGACACTCAAATTATAGAATCGGTCAATGAGATTCAAAAATATTGGGAACTCCCACCAAAATTATTTTATCATCTATGTACTGCGGTTACGCCTAAACGTAAAGCGTTTTTTCCATTCATCAAGGGAAAGAAAGAGGATAAGTATTCTAAAGAGCTGGTTGATTTGGTAGCAAATCATTTTCTGGAGAGTAGAAGGCACGTCACAGAGTATCTTGACATGATGACGGTAGAACAAATAAAGTCCATTGTTTCTTTGTACGGATACACCGAAAAAGAAATGAAAAAACTTATTTCAAATTGACAGAAAAGTAAACAGTTACTATTCTGTTGTGCATGGTAAAAAAAATAATTGGAATTTCTGGGGTAGCTAGGGCAGGAAAAGATACATTCGCTTCTATATTAATGAAGCAACTCACAAAAAAAAATAAATCTGTGGTTAAGTTTGCTTTAGCTGATGCACTCAAGGGCGACTGTGATGAGTTTTGTAAAAAATATTTTGGGTTCTCCGCCTATACTCAAATTACAGAAGAAAAGAATTTGATTAGACCTTTTCTCGTATGGTATGGAGATGCTCAGCGGAAAAGAACAAATGGAACTTACTGGATTAACATCGTCCAAGAAAAATTAGAAAAGATTGACACAGATTTCGCTATCATCACCGATATTCGCTACGCCCACTATCCCAAAGACGAAATTCAATGGGTTCATGAGTTGGGTGGTTTGGTTGTTCACGTGGCTCGTTTTAAAAACTCCAGTATGGAATCGGGTATTGAAAACAGACAGTTTGTTCAACCAGCCAATGACCATGAAACTGTAAATGATCCAAAAGTTAGAGCGCTAGCATCTTACTCTGTAGAGTGGGAACATATTAACAGTGAAGATTTGCTAAGGTCCGAATATTTATCAGAACACGTCTCTAAATTTGTTGAGATCACTGGACTGATTCAATGAGCGTCTTCCACTTCATCTTCATCGTCATCTTCATCGTCATCTTCATCTTCATCCGGCTGCCTAAAGTCCAAATTGTTAAAATCGTGGCGTGTTAGACCCATCTCTGAAGTTAGTGACATTATGTAAATACACATTTCATCTTTTGTGAAATTACATGTTTTTAATTTTTTAGAATGATCAATTGTCATCTTAACAATTTTTTCGTTGTAAGCCGTATCGTTATAAATGATGCCCGGAATAGGGTTGGCCTTATCATGCATGTTGCCCATGATTTTCATCTCTTCTTCAAGCATTGCATCAAACTCAGCGTCAGTCTTAGTTTTTCCTCGAACCTTTTCTTTTATTTTTTCAACAACCGATGTAGGAACTACCTTAGCAATAGAAAAGTTTTTCAAGATACCTTTTTTCTGCAGCATGTGACTGAATTGATTTGGGTTCATCGTTTAGCGTATAGCAGTGTGTTTATATCAGATACAATCCCCTTAAAAGATGTTGGTTTAGAATAAGTTGCCAAAACAATATTTTTTTCAATGTACTGTTGTAGTTTGTCTTTATAAGTATTAAGGTGTCCTGATATTACAATCGCGGGTGTTTTATTTTTATTTTCATCCAAATATTTGAGTAACGTGATTCCACTTTCATCCAACAATGTCAAGTCCAATAAAATAAGATCAATCCGATTCTTTTTCAATATACATTTGGCTGATTTAACTGAATCACACAGTATCACCACATGATTAAGCTCTACGAAAAAAATTTTAGCTAGAGCTGAAATATATTCATCATCTTCGACGTATAAAACGTTCACGATAAATTCCTTCTTTTATAGACTACGTAATAATGATTTCCGTCAACTAGTACTGTAAAAATTAAAAGATTGATTAAAATTTCTTTTCCACTCTTTGTATAGTTTGTGACAACACCTTGCCAATAATCATTTTTTTCAAGATTTTCTTTTAACTGGCGCACGACTTCTCCTTTAGAATTTTTACCGAAAAAAATCTCCACAGACTGACCCTTTAGCTCTTTCTCGGAATACCCCATGAGTTTACGGAGTGGCTTATTTGTGGTAAGTATGAATGGGTTCTTAGTATCATACGACACAACCATCGCGGGCGAGGTGCTCGCCTTTATACTCTTAATTAATTCCTTTTCAGTAATAACTTCGAGCCGTCCATTTTCTACATCGCACTCAACCTTACCCAAACACAGACGCTTAAGTTTTTCTCCCGCATCCTGTAAAAAGTTTTTCATTATTTTCTATCCAACAACGTAACCCGCTCGGCCAACTCAGCAACCTTAATATCCTTTTTCATTAAACTAATCTTAAGATCACTAATTTTTCTATCCTTTTCAACAACTTCAGCTCGTAAGTCGCTCATAGCAGCCTGCAAATCTATAATTTCTTTATCCTTGTCCTTCATTGCTAATCGTAGTTCTTCGATTGTGTGTCGAGCATCGGCCAACTCATTCCTAATTTCTGAACGAAACTGTTCGTTGGCACGAACTATTGAAGCAAATTCCCCCGTTTGAGCTCTTCGTTTTCCAACCAAGTAGCTGACTATGGCGGAAAGTAGAGCGGATGCTCCTCCAACGATAAGTGTTAAAAGTTCAAATGTCATATAATAATAAGTATAGTTAAATGTCGTCAAACCAGCTTCTTCTGTGTTGACATTTCGACTATTTTATGGTCTAATTGTCTAAATGGAAGATACATCTATAAATACACCCACAATAGCGCCGACTGTCGAAAAGAAAAATAAGTCGGTAAGTTTCAGTCAATACTCTATTTGGTTGAAATGTCCTCAACAGTGGAAGCTATCGTATATAGATAAACTTACAAAATTTGATGAAACCTTAAATACCGCTTTTGGTAAGGCTGTTCACACTTCGCTCCAGAAGTTCCTAGAAGTACTCTATGGACAAGGTGCAATCGAAGCAGAAGCGTTAGATTCAGTCGCATTGTTCAATACAGAGTATGATAAGGAAATTGCTATTGTGCGAGAAAAGGAGACAAAGGAAAAGACATCGGCTCGTGAAGTAGCAAATTTCGAAAAAGTTAAATACGTCGAAACACCTACCAAGTTTGAACCCGATGGCGTTGAAGAATTTAGAATCGATGGTAAGAATATCATGGAATACTTCGTGTCCCATTCGATTCGGACAAAACATTTTCCGTCGAAAAAATTTGAAGTGATTGGTGTCGAACTTCCTTTGAACATTCCTATTCGAAACGGGTTGATTACTTATAAAGGGTTTCTGGACATCGTTCTCCGTGAGAAAGGAACTGGAAAGATTCGTATTTTAGATTTTAAAACATCTACATTTGGTTGGAACAAATATCAGAAGGCTGACCGCACTAAGATTGACCAACTTCTTTTATATAAGAGATTTTACCATCAAGTCTATAAGACACCAATGACAGATATCGATGTTGAGTTTGTCGTTCTCAAACGAAAACTATATGAGGACGTGGCCTTTCCACAACAACGGATTCAACGAATTGCTCCGCCGGATGGTAAAATGAGCATGAAACAAGTCGAAACGTCTTTTTTGGAGTTCATCAATGAGTGCTTTGATGCATATGGTGAGTATAATAAAGACCATACATTTATGAAAAATCCTGGCAAAGCCAAGAAGAATTGTAAATATTGCGCTTTCGCAACCATGCTAACGCCAGATGGCAAGACAAAATACTGCGACGGTAAGGAAGGATAACCGCTATTAAGCGTGTGTTCCCTGAAAGCCTTGTGAATTATCGTAATCGGCTGGGATTTCTTTTACAAGTCTAGCTAGGCCTGTTTGATTGAGTATCTGTGCAATCTCTTCTCTACTTAGAGGTTCGCCCACATCTTCAAAACTTGTAAGCCAGACTGGTCCACGCTTGCCAATACCATATAGGGCGAGGAGGTTATTAGAAAAAGTTAGGCCACGAGAGTAATCAATCTCAAAACGATTGTACATGTCTTTTTGACCTTCGATGTCATCAATGGTATTTTGGACAGAATTTTCAGTTAATTTAAATTGATTACCGTCGATATTTTCGAATAATTTTCTCTTCATAAAATTTAATTTAGATTGTCACCATGACACGCTAACTATAAATATAGATTATTTCATATAAGAAACCTAAAATGGAAGAAATGTTGTAAAATTATGTGTATAATTGTATTAATGTAACGATTTATGTCGTAACGATATATTTATAAACGTGGGAAGAAAAAAATTATATAGGACGGTGGAAGAACTTCGAGAACAAACTCGAAAACGTGTGGCGAAATATCGAAAATTACACAACAAAAGAATCAACGTTGAAAGGATGGATAGATATTATGCCAGCAAAAATAACAACTGTTGAGTTCATCAAAAGGGCTGATAAAATTCATGAAGGAACTTATGATTATTCGGGTGTAAGGTGCACTGGTGGAAGGAAAAAAGTAAATATCAAATGTAAAAGACACGGTATTTTTTCCCAAACTGTCGAACGTCACCTCAGTGGAGCTGGGTGCAGATTTTGTAATGCCCATCAAAAAAAGACAACCGTTGAATTTATCGACAACTGCGTCAGCGTCCACGGAAGTAAATATGACTACACCAAGGTTCAATATCTCAGAGATAATAGTAAAGTTGAGATATTGTGTAAAATTCACGGATCATTTTTTCAATGTCCGAAAGATCATTTTAGGCTAGGTTGTGGGTGCCCCGAATGTAAACGTGATAAGATGAGATACACGACCGATGAGTTTATTGCAAAAGCGAAAAATCGACACGGAAACCGTTATGATTACTCTTTATCTGACTACACCGGCAACCAAGATAAAATTACCATAGTCTGTCAAATACATGGAAAGTTTAAACAAAAAGCCAAAGATCATTTGTTAGGTTGTGGGTGCCAAAAATGCAACAGAAAAATATCCAAAACAGAAATTCAATTTTTAGATATAATTGGCATTCCAGAAGAATGTCGTCAGTATCGAATCAGTGGAACCAAATATCAAGCCGACGGATATGACAAATCAACTAACACGGTGTGGGAGTTTTTAGGAGACCATTGGCACGGAAATCCAAAAATCAAAGATCCTAATAAACCAATATGTTTAAATAGTAATACCACATTTGGAGATTTGTATAAAAAAACTCTACAAAAATTTTCAAGATTGATAGATTTGGGTTACAATATTAACTACGTGTGGGAATTCGATTGGAAAATTTGGAAAAAGGATACTACAAAAATTTTAAAAATTTGTAAATATAAGAAGTAGAATAATCATAAATTCCACAATACATCTATATATATTGGGGTAAGTTAAACAATCAAAGTAGGAAAATTATGAAACTAAAAGGAATTTACCAAACCAGCTTTACTTCGGTGCATTTGTTCAAAGATAAGTATGACGCATTCAAACACCTATCAGTAGGTAACGGAATGTCACTTCAGAAATTAGTAAATCGGTGTGTGTATCTTTACACATCCGACGAAACATTTCGATATACGGTTGATAAGACGACTGATTTGCAGATCAGCGGATCATCATTCTAATTAACAATTGCACAAAACACCTTAACCTTATACTGGCCACATGGAACCAACTGAATTAACAACAATACCAATTGAGGGTTATATCCCACAAAAAGATCGTAAGAAAATCATTTTACTATGTGATGATTTGAGAATGCATTCTGGCATAGCTACGATGGCAAGAGAATTTGTCATGGGAACCTCTCACAAGTACAATTGGGTTCAAATCGCCGGTTCTGTTAATCATCCCGAAAAAGGAAAGATTATGAATTTGGATGAGTCTGTAAAGAAGGACACCGGCAATCCAGATCCTTATGTACGATTATATCCAGCGGACGGATATGGAAATGCTGATGTTTTGGGTCAGGTTATGGCTATGGAAAAACCAGACGCTCTATTACACTTCACCGACCCAAGATTCTGGGGTTGGCTGTACGCTATGGAGAGAGAACTACGCCAGACTATCCCAATTGGATTCTATTCCATCTGGGACGACCTACCATATCCAATGTATAATCGTTCGTTTTATATGAGCTGTGATTGGATAGGCTGTATTAGTAGACAAACAAAAAATATCGTTGAGAATGTACTTGGTCCCAAAGCGTTGAACAATCCAACAAGAGTCACATACGTTCCACATGGTATCAATCCTAAAACATTTTATCCATTTTCTACCGCTGAAGAGGCTGAGAAAATTGCTCAAATGAAAAAAGTTTTATTCCGAAAGGATTACAACTACGTTATTCTCTACAATAACAGGAACATTCGAAGAAAGCAAACATCTTCAATATTTTTGGCTTATCGAACATTCTGTGACTCACTAACTCCTCAGGAGGCTGCTAAATGTGTATTACTTCTCCACACTAATCCCGTGGAAGAGGCTGGCACAGATTTATTGTCTTGTAAAGAGGCTCTTTGCCCGCAGTATGATGTAATTTTTAGCTCTGGAAAAATGTCGCCAGCCGATATGAATACCGTGTATAACTTGGCGGATGTCACCATCAATTTATCAGACAATGAAGGATTTGGGCTTGGAACAGCCGAGAGTTTGATGGCAGGAACACCAATCATCGTTAGCGCTACGGGTGGACTACAGGATCAGTGTGGTTTCACAGATGGCGATGGTAATGTTGTAGAATTTTCTAATGAATGGGGGAGTAACCACGACGGAAAGTTGAAAAAACACGGTAAGTGGGTCACACCTATATATCCAGGAGCTCGTATGTTACAGGGTTCTATCCCAACACCATATATTTTTGCTGACTATTGTAAATGGGAAGATGCCGCCGAAGCAATGATGTACTGGTACACCATTGGCGCTGAAAAACGAGTTGAATATGGTGCACTCGGGCATGAATACGTTAATGGTTCTGGTGGATTGAATTCTAAAAACATGTGTTCAACAATGATTGAAGGGTTGGACAGTATGATGGCAAATTGGCTTGGGCGCGAAAAATTTAATATTCACCGACACGATGAATACGTCGGGCATACGATGCCAAATAACTCACTCGGTATTACTATACCAAAAATTGACAAGGAAAAGGTATTAGAGAAATTCAAATCATAAAATTATGGCAAAAGCACTAACAAGAGACGAAGCGAAAACAAAAATCTACGAGCTGGCTAAACGGCTCCGTGAAATCGAAAAAGAAAAACGTAGTACAATGGCCGACTTTAAGGATCGTATCAACGATGTTAAGTCTGAAATGGAAGCTATCATTGGTGAGCAAGAAGACCAAAATACCGCGGGAACTACACCTTGAAGTGTAAAATAATACAATAAAATACACTTTTGAACATTCTATCATATACTTATTGATATGACCACACTAGCCAAAAAAACTCTTCCGATAGCTTCGGCATCGTATGAGGTTATTAAGAAATATTGTAAGGACAATAATTTAAAAATATCTGGTTGGGCGGAGGTTGTATTACTAAAGGAGATAGAAAATGCGAAAAAAAGAACAAATTGAAAAATACTGTGCTGTCTGCGGCTCCGTCTTCTATGTTAGTAAGTATAGAGAAAAAACTGCTCGATACTGCTCCAGAAAATGTAGTAATGTAGATTCGGAAAGAAAAGCTGAGAGAATAAAAAATGCTAAAAATGGATTTTGTAAACACAATAAAGAAAATGGTCCTTGGAATAAAGGTTTTACAAAAGAAACTCATCCTCAATTGGCTTGTCCAGGAAATGGAAAAAACTTTGGAATTCCTTGGGCGAAAGGAAAATCAAAAAAGACCGATAAAAGGCTCGCCAAACTATCAATTAAGAATTCAAAAATCATCCAAGGTATGTATGACCGCGGAGAAATTGATTTGTCTAAACGCAAGACAGACTACAAGGCTCTTGGTCAGAAAGTTTCAAATACCATCTCAAAAATGCTCGCCAATGGAACTCTTAAAAATCAATTTCGTTTTAGAAAAGGGTGGTATACAAAATTGGATGGAACCAAAGAATTTTACGAAAGTTCTTATGAAAAAAAATACATGGAAATCATGGACTCTAAAGGTGTTGAATGGACTAAGAAACATGGAATTCGAATTCAATATCTCGACCCAACAACAAGAACCAATCGATATTATGTTCCCGACTTTCTCGTAAACGGAATTGAATTACATGAAGTAAAACCAAAAAAACAAACTACTCTTCCTAAAATTTTAGCAAAAACTAAAGCTGCGAAAAAATATTGTTTGACAAATAAAATGAAGTATAACATTATAACCGAAAAGAATTTAGACCTATGAATGTAGAAATAAAACCAACGTGTGTGTTACAAGGACCGATTCAAAGTCGAGCAGGTTATGGGGATCATTGTCGTCAAATTGCAATCGCCTTAATTAAGTGGGGAAAATTTGATGTTAAAATCAATCCTATGAAATGGGGTGGCTGCCCGAATTCCGCCTTAGACAGCGATGAAGATCCAAATAATGCGATCATTCGTTCTGCTCTTCTAACAGAAAACATTCGTCAAAAGCCCGAATTGTTTGTTCAAGTTTCTATCCCCAATGAATTTAAACCGGCTGGCCACTATAACATTGGTATCACTGCCGGAATTGAAACAACTGTCCCGCGGCTTGAGTGGTTGGAAGGTTTGAACCGCATGGATTTAAACATTGTACCATCGAAGTTTTCGAAAGATGTTTTCACCGCTGCTTCTTTTACCCGTACCCATCCTGACGGAAAGAGTGAAAGAATTGCTGTTAGTAAGCCAATTGAGGTCGCCTTCGAAGGTGTAAACACTGAAATATTCAAGAAAACTCAAAAACCTAATAAAGTTCTCGATGCCGCTATTGAAAAAATATCCGAAACATTTTGTTTTTTATGTGTCGGCCATTGGCTACAAGGTGAATTGGGCGCTGACCGTAAGGATATTGGAATGTTAGTTAAAATATTTTCTGAAGTATTTAAGAATAAGAAAAATGCTCCGGCGCTTATTCTTAAATCGTCCGGTGCAAATTTTTCCCAGATTGACAAAGATGATTTGTTGAAGAAGATTAACAAGGCTCGTCACGGACTTGAAGGAACTCTCCCCAACGTATATTTGATACACGGCGATTTGAGTCTTGAAGAAATGAACCGACTTTATAATCACCCAAAAGTAAAAGCACATGTAAGTTTTACCCATGGTGAGGGGTTTGGCAGACCTCTGCTAGAAGCGTCTTTAAGTGGAAAGCCCGTCATTGCAGCGGGATGGTCTGGGCAGCTAGATTTTCTTCCAAGCAATTTAGCCGTATTACTTCCGGGTGCACTTGGACCCGTACCTTCATCAGCTATCAATGAATGGATAATAAAAGAAGCTCAATGGTTTAATGTTAACTACAGTATTGCTGCTGGCCGCTTGGACGATGTATTTCAAAATTACATAAACTATATTCCAAACGCAGAAAAACTTCGAGCTGAAAACTCTGAAAAATTTACTCTAGAGGGTGGTAATAAAGTGTTGGTGGATATCATTTCAAAAAACCTACCAACCTTTGAACAGAAGGTTCAAATTGTACTACCAAAATTCAAAAAAATTGAAATTAAAAAACCAGAATGAAACTAAGCTTTCTGATAACAGTCCACAATGAGACAACCGATCTTAAAAAATTACTAGCTCAGATTGAAAATCACATCATCGTAAATGAAACCGATGATGAGGTTGTTATTTTGGATGATTCCTCAGACAATCCAGAAACACAAGAGATATTAAAAGCTGCCGGCGAAAATCCTTTCACGAAAGTAGTCCAGCACCCTTTACATGGTCATTTTGGAGAGCACAAAACCTATGGGTCGCGACAATGTTCGGGTGATTATATTGTTCAACTCGATGCAGACGAATATTTAGCGGACATTTTATTACTAAATCTATCAGCCCTCGTCGAAGCCAACTCAGCGGTAGAACTCTTTCGAGTTCCCCGAGTTAATATTGTTAGGGGGCTTGAAGAGGCTGATGCAAAAAGGTGGGGTTGGAGAGTAATTGGATTTGATGCGTTTCCCGATTTACCAATTATCAACTGGCCAGACTTTCAATCTCGCATTTATAAAAATAATGAGAATATCCGTTGGACGAAGGCATTACATGAAGTTATAATCGGAGCTAATATAGCAACCGATTTGCCGCTTGATGTTAACTTGGCTATCATCCACGATAAAACAATTGAACGGCAAAACGCACAAAACGAATTCTATAATAAGAATTGGTCAAGAGCAGCAAACATGGGAAATGGATAATATGATATTTACAAGTCATTCAAATATGGGAGATTTTTTATTCACTTGGGCGGTAGCGTCGTGGTACTATAAGAATCGAGGAGAGAAAATACACTGGGTGTTTCCAGAGGCAAACGGTGTTAACTGCCCTGTTGAAAGGGTTCTTCACTATAAGAAATTGGAAAATTTGCTAAGATACCAAGATTTCACAAAAGATGTTTCGTTCGTGAATCCGCCGTGGAGACCATTCTGGAATCCAGCAGACTACGGCTTCCAAGGCGAATACTGTAATTTTGGTATATGGGAACGCCCAAGAGTCTATGTTTCCAAATTTTATGCTGATAGATATAATTTAGATTTCGATAAAGAATTTTGTATCAAGTATCGGGATATTGATGTTCCACACCACGATAGTGTGTGGATTGAGACAGCCCCATGGCGGGATAATGTCGGATCATTGAGAAACGTTATTCCAGCAGACTGTGTGGAATTGAGCCACACCGCAGACGTAGAATTGAACATCAATTTGGCGGCAAAAGCAAAAGAGGTTTGGACAAATGGCGGCGGTTTTACCATATTGATGGATTTATGTAATAAAGGAACAACAATATACAAAACAACTGCTGAGTATCAACTTGGGGATAAGCCGGCATTTAGAAATCTGTCATATCCGAATGAAGGATACCCCGAACACAAGTACATTTTAACATGAAAGCCGTAGTACTAACAAAATTAAATTCTCCACTGGAAATAGCAGAAGTCCACACGACTGATCTAGGAATCGGCCAGGTGTTGGTTAAAATACTAGCTAGCGGATTATGCGGCTCCCAGCTAATGGAAATTTCTGGTCATAAAAACAATGCCAAGTTTCTGCCACATTTATTGGGTCATGAAGGGTGTGGTATTGTAAAGGAGATTGGTCCGGGTGTCACGAAAGTAAAGCCGGGAGATAAAGTAGTAATGCATTGGATGAAGTCGGATGGAATCGAAAGCGACTTTCCCCGATACGTATATGGTGACAAAACAATTCAAAGTGGTAAAGTAACAACGTTGAGTGAGTATTCGATAGCGTCTGAAAATAGATTAACCGTGGTCCCAGTCGATACTAGTCCAGAAATCTGTGCTCTATTGGGTTGTAGTTTAACAACAGCTCTTGGGACTATTAATAACGACGCGGAAGTAAAGTTGGGAGAAAGTGTCATGATTTTAGGCTGTGGTGGAGTTGGATTGAATCTCATCCAAGGTGCTAAACTCGTTGGCGCATATCCCATCGTCGGAGTAGATATGACCGATGAGAAAGGTGTGGTTGCTCGAGAAATGGGATGCACACATTATATTAAAATCGGCGATGGCATAGTACCAACCGTTCGAAATCAAATAAGTAAGAGCGGTATAAACGTTATCATAGATACAACTGGCCACCCAAAAGTTATCGACACCGGTCTCGAACTACTGTCTGATTCAGGTCGATTCATTATGGTCGGACACCCAAAGCCAGGAAATGACACTATTCAAATTTTAAATGGTAATCATATGTTTTCCGGAACAGGCAAGACAATCAAAGCCACCCAAGGCGGTCAGACAAATCCACAACGAGATATACCGCGGTATGTAAAACTGTTTTCAGCCGGACTGATACAAATAGATAAGCTTATAACTCATAGATTTGATTTGAGCTCCATCAACGATGCTATCGAATGTCTGCGCTCGGGTAAGAGTGGAAGAATAATAATCAAATGCAATCAATATGAATAAAGACCAACTAATCAACACCGCCGCGCATAAAATTGGTGCTAAATCCTATTTGGAAATTGGACACGAATTTGGGAACAATTTTAAAAAAATTAACATTGGATTTAAAGAGTCAATGGATCCGGCTAATGACGGTAGAGGTTCCCCCACATACAATATATCCTCCAATGAGTTTTTTGAAAAACATGTTGGGGATAAAAAATACGATATAGTGTTTGTCGATGGTCTACACGTTAAGGAGCAAGTTATTAAGGACGTGGAAAATGCCCTCAAACATCTAACTCCAAACGGGATCGTGTTTATGCACGACTGTCTACCTCTTAATGAGGCACAACAAGACGTGGTGGACTTTGACCCAAGTGACTTCAATTTACGGCCGAATGGTCCTACAAAAAAGCTATTCGGGGACAACCAAGCATTTTGGACTGGAAACGCATGGTCAGCATTTGCTCACTTCCGACGAACCCGATCAGACCTTTTGATGTATACCGTTGACACGGATTGGGGAGTCGGCGTTATTCTACCAAACCGAAGTCAATCACTCTGGCAAGGCGGCGACGACAACTATCAATACCTCGACGCAAACAGAGCTGCGCTAATGAATGTGATTAGTGTGAATCAGTACGTGGAAATTATCAACTCTCTCTAAACTTTATGATGGAAATAAATTTTATAGTCACCTGTTACAACCGGGAGGAGTACTGGCCATATTTAGAAAAGATTCTAAAATCATACAAGCAAATCAAAGCCAACGTTGCGTTGGTATACACCGGCACCGACGAAACATTTGATGCAACAATTAAAATATTAAACAGAGGACACGCGAAGGGTGATTATGACTGTATTGTGGCGGGGTATAACCAGTTAAAAACAAACGGGTGCAAACGTTGGATTAAAATTGGTGTGGATTCATGGTTACTAAATGAAGACAAGATGATTGAAATCTTTAATAAGATGGAAAGTAACAAACACGGTTATGGTGGGATATGGTGGGACTCTCATAAAGATGATATTTCGACAGATATATTCTTCGTCGATACTACCCACGGTAATGTTTTTGAAGGAATGGCTGCTGATGATTATCCGGAAAAATATGTTCAACGTATGGAATTATACATGGCTCATCTTCTACAAAGTATGAAAATCACAACGGAAACCGACAGTTTTATGGCGAGATGGCCCACGTGGTCAACGGGTAGATTCAGTTGTCCGGCGTTAGGCTGGACCATGAGCCACGATTTGAACACCAATATAGAGTTTGTCAAAAATTATCAACCATGAATAAACAACAATTAATCGACTTCAGCAATCGTATAGCTGAACTTTATGTAGAAAGAAACCTCCGTGTAACATTCCACCTGTCTGGTGGAAATGAGGACCAACTACTAGATATTTTTAAGGACATTAACGAGGACGATTATGTTTTTGGAACACACCGAAGCCACTATCACGCACTGCTCAAAGGGATGGACCCGCAGGTTGTAGAGGACCGTATCTGCGAAGGTCGAAGTATGTATCTATTTGACCGCAAGAAGAATTTTTTTAGTTCTTGTATTATCGGTGGGAACGTAGCTATTGCTGTTGGTGTCGCTTGGGCCTTGAAGCGTAAGGAATCTAAGCAACATGTATATTGTTTCATCGGCGACGGCACCGAGGACTCTGGTCACTTTTTTGAAGCGGCGAGGTATGTTGAAGGTTGGGACTTACCTTGTACATTTATTGTGGAAGACAATGGAGTTGCTGTTGAAGCTTCACGAAAAGAGCGTTGGGGCACAGACACTCCACCGATTCTACCCAAATGTGTGAAGCGTTATCACTACACCGCAACATGGCCACACATTCGATCCGAGGGGAAACTAGATTTTAGTAAATCGGTATTACCAACAAATGAGTCTTTATTCCCACCATTACCGATAGAAACTCTACCGTCAAATGATAGTATATCCACGATGAATATCAGTTTTTCGCAAGCTGCGACCAATGCTATGGATTTGATTTCAGAGAACAACGGAATCCATATTGGATATTGTGTTAAGTTTGGTAACGCGATGGGAGCGTTAAAAAATGTACCAGATTCTAAAAAAATAGAAACTCCCGTCGCTGAAAATCTTATGATGGGACTTGCTATTGGTATGTCATTTGAAGGATTTCGGCCAGTAGTTTATTTAGAAAGACACGACTTCATGCTGTGTGCTGCTGACGCCATTGTGAATCACGTGAATCACATTGAACGGGTTTCACATGGGGAATTCACCGCTCCCGTAATTATTAGGAGTATTGTAGCCGACGGTGGACCATTTTATGCCGGGCCAACCCATTCGCAGGATTTTACTAATGCATTTAAGTCGATGGTTGACTTCCCGGTATATGTTCCCAATACGGGTGGGGAGCTACTACAAGCGTATACCTCCGCCATACTTTCCAATAGGCCATCGCTGATAGTCGAACATAAAAGTAAATACTGATGAAAATATTGGTTATAGGAGATAGTTGTAAAGACAGTTTTGTATACTGTGGAGTGGACCGATTCTGTCCAGAAGTTCCCGTGCCTATTCTAAAAATAAAAGATTCTGTGGAAAATGGCGGTATGTCAAAGAACGTCCAAAAGAATATACAGTCGTTTGGGGTTGAGTGTGATTTATTAACCAATGATAATTGGGAGAGTATCACAAAATCCCGCTACGTTCACCGAGAAAGCAATCATATGTTTTTGCGTATTGATAGTGAAAATGTAGCGACACCAATACTTTTGACCGATATAGATTTCAACTATGATGCTATTATCATATCCGACTACAACAAAGGATTTTTAACTGAACGAGACATCCAAACCATCTGTTCCACTCATTTAACGGTGTTCTTGGACACAAAGAAGATATTGGGTCGTTGGGCTGATAACGCCAAGTTTATTAAAATCAACAACACGGAATATACCAACTCCCTCCCAACCTTGACCAATTATCTCAAATCTAAAATTATTCACACCATGGGTTCGCGAGGCGCAGAATTTGACGGCCGATTTTTTCCGGTAGAACAAGTAGAAGTAAAAGATGCTTCTGGTGCTGGTGACACCTTTATGGCTGCTATGGTAGTTAAATATTTGGAAACGGGTAATATAGACAAGGCTATAGAGTTTGCAAACAACTGCGCAAGAAAGGTCGTGCAGCACCGGGGAGTGGTTACGTTATGAAAACAAAGTTTGCTATTAGTTCACACATCAATTTTCACGAAAAAACATACTCACGTTTAGTTGATAGTCTTTTAGTATGTGGAATACCACCGGAGGATATATATTTTTTCATAGGCGGATGTGAAACGTACGAAGAAATCCACGGCCAAGGTGTCCATGTGTGGAAAGTAGATCACAACTCAATAGATTTTACCGGACTAGTATCAGTCGTTGACTTAAAAATAGAAAGTGATAGATGGTTTTTATTACACGATACTACATACGTTGGCACAGATTTTTATTGCAAGGTTAAAGAAAAGAAATCGTCCTCTAAAGTGATTGACATGTCACAGTTATTTAGTAAGAATATGGGTTCATATTCACAGGAATACTTAAATGAAATAACACCGACTCTTTTAGAAAGATATAAGAATAAAGATTTATCTATAGAATCAACAAGAGAATTTAAAGCGATGAATGTCAAAACTGAAAACATATTCTTGAAAGCTGAGGAGTTTTTTAATATGGAAAAACCAATCATCACAGAACACAAAATTGATTTCTACGGAACAAATACTCCACGAAGTATCCAATACTATCCCGGTGTAGATTTGTATAAAGTTCAATCGTATTATAATTCTCCTGGAAACTACAACATTCAAATATAATGAATAGACTAAATTTCAAAGATATAAAGCCCGAGATTTTGAAAGGCACACGTGATGGCTCAAATTGGTATTCTGGCAAAGGACAAGACGCTTTTATAAAAAAAATATTTGATACTATCGGGACCACCAATAAGTTTTGTATTGAGTTTGGTGGAGGGGATGGATATAATGCTTCCAACACGTTATACTTAACTTATCATGGCTGGAAGAGGTTGATGTTTGATAGGAACCACAATAATCCAAGTATAAATCTGTTTCAGGAAGTATTAACCGCTGAAAATATATGTGAAATATTTGAAAAATATAATACACCCGTCGATTTAGATTTCATTTCAATCGATATAGACGGCAACGATTATTGGCTATTACAGTCCATATTAACCAAATTTTCTCCGCGAGCCATAATGGTTGAGATAAATTCACGATTTGATTTATATGATAAGAAGGTTATAAAATATGATCCAAGTTGGCGGTGGGATGGTCGTGGTTGGTATGGAGCCAGCCCATATCTATTCAAACTGCTTGGAGAAAGACGCGGATATACCGTAGTCGGAACATATAAAGACGAAGCGTTTTTGGTACGAGATGATTGTTTACATCCGGATGACAAGCGTATACTGTGGGAAGATATTTATACACCGAATTGGGAAATATACGAAGGAACAAGCCCAACCATAGATGAAACACAGTGGATTGAAATAAATGAATAAAAAAACCATACTCCTTTGCATTGCAAATTATGAACTCACCAATCGTAATAATCTAGCCAAATGCCTTACCGAATACAACTCATTCCAAGATTATAAAATTGATTGTCATTTATTTTTGACTCAACCGATTGATATTACCCCTTATCCTAATATAAGATTTATCATTCACACGTTTAGCGCTTTGCTTGGACAAGGGTTGGTTCTTGAACACAAAAGAGTTATGATTGATAGTGTCGGTAGATATGATTATTATTTGTATTCCGAAGATGACATATTCATCACAGAGAATAACATCAAGGAATGGGAGAAATTCCAATCGAAAATACCAAATCCATTTTCTTGTGGATTTTTAAGATATGAAAATAAATCCGTCAGTGATTACAAATTTCTATTTGACACCCATCCAACACACTCCGTCCACCGTCAGGGAGCGGGGAAAATCGTCAAGGAAAAGTTTTTGTTTGGTGAAGATGAATATGTTGACTTATACAATATTCATCAGGGTTGCTATCTTATTACCAATTCAATTCTTGAGACCGTTGTCTCAAGCGGAAAGTATGATGAGTGTGTGAATCTTTACGTGGGAACATTAGAGGCAGGCGCTTCTGATGTTTATTATAAGTGTGGGATTACGCGTGTACTTCCGACAAAGAATATAAAGGGGTTGTTGGTTCACCATATGTCTGACAAGTACGTAAAAAAACTTCCAGAGTTTTATACAGAAGAATCTACGATGAACGAAGTTGTCTGGGAGAAAACAATTGACACCGGCGTATAAAGGTATTAGATATAACTTCATGAATAATATAGTTCTATACACCAAGTCGTTCCGTGGAGATGTCCATAGAGCCAAAGTGCTTCTCGATTCGGTCTTTAAATACAACAACGATAGTATTCCATTCTACATCTCAGTTCCAAAAGCAGACATTGATATTTTCAAACATTCATTAGGAACGACGGGTTATATCCTAGTTGAAGATGAGTCAGTCTATAATCATAGCCAATCTGAAAGTTGGACCACTCAGCAGATTGTAAAAAGTAGTTTTTGGAAACTCGGAGTTTGTGAAAATTGGGTAAACATCGACTCTGATAGTTATTTTATTAAACCGTTCTATATTAGGGATTTTATAGTAGACGGAACGGAAAGCACACCTTATACAGTCATGCACGAACAAAAGGATTTGTTTTCGTGGACATGTAATAAAAATTCCAAACTCGGTTTCGATCCATACGACAGCTTCAAAGAATGCCGTCAGAAAATTATGGATGTATTTGACCGTAAGGGTAGATACTACGACTTTGGACCCAGCCCTATAATTTGGAATAAAAAAGTGTGGGAAACCTTAGAGACTGATTATCTAAAGCCAAATTCACTTGAATTCACCGACTTGATAAAATCTGTTCCAGCTGAGTTTGCTTGGTATGGTGAATGGCTGTTGACAACCGGAGTCATCCCAATCCATCCTATCGAACCGATGTTTAAAGTATTTCACTATAAACCACAATATGAAGAATTTAAACATAATGGTTACAAGGAAGAAGACTTGGCCCAAATTTATTTGGGAATAGTTATGCAGAGTAATTGGTCTGCGGGAGTTAAGTACTAAAATAAATAGTAACGCGTGAAAACGTGTTGACATTTGGGGTCGTTTAAACTATTCTGTTCGACAATGGCATCCGTTAATCGTTCACTATTACCTATTTTCAAGCAACGTCCTGAGTGGAAGGGGTTGACAAAATTGCAGAAGGATTTTTTTGATAAGTTTTTTCACAAGAAAAACATCTGCCTCACCGGCCCGGCCGGAACGGGAAAGTCCTTTTGTGTGAATCTACTTTTTAAGTTTCTAAATGAGATGCAGATATTCTACGGTAAAACAGCCACTACAGGTGTTGCTGCTCTGAATATAAGCGGTGTGACAATTCATTCGTGGTCTGGTATGGGTCTGGCTGATGAAAATGGTATGGCTCTGTTGGATAAAGTCTCTTCAAACTATAAAGCAAGTGGAAGAATCAAAAGCGCTAAAGTGTTAGTGGTCGATGAAATCTCCATGGCTAAATCGGATTTGTTAGATAAACTCGACATTTCGTGTCAATATATTCGGAATAACGGAAAGCCGTTCGGCGGAATACAAGTCATCTTTGTGGGTGATTTCCTACAACTTCCCCCGGTCTTTACTCATTTCGAAAAAGAAGTGTTTGCATTTGAATCCCAAGCATGGAAAGATGCCGGAATTACAATGGTGCATCTCACTGAGATAGTTCGTCAACACGATGAGCCCGAGTTCGCCAAATTCTTAAATGAGGTCCGCATGGGAACATGTAAGGATTACAGTATCATTGATGAGTGCATTGACAGAGTATTTCCAGACGACGGTATCGTCCCGGTAAAACTGTTCTGTAAGAATGTTGACGTTGACAATTATAATGAAATGGAGTTAAAAAAGATAGTCGCTCCATTAAAACGATATTATTCAACTGATGCCGGCGGGGACCAGTGGGCCAAGTTTTTTGAAAAGAACTGTAGGGCACCTGCTTCGCTCGAATTAAAAGTGGGCGCTCAAGTGATGCTACTCAAAAATATCGATATGGAGCAGGGTTTAGTGAATGGTAGTGTGGGCGTGGTGACAGAAATGTTGCCGGATGTGGTAGAGGTCCGATTCTCAACCGGTGATGTTCATATGATTGAGCCAAAAAAATGGGAAGTTCGTCAGATTGAAGATGATGGTCTGGGTGGAATGAAACCTGTAGTAGTGGCTAGTCGGACACAAATCCCATTGAAATTAGCTTGGGCCTTAACAACTCACAAGAGCCAGGGTCAAACATTAGATAGAGCTGAAATCAATGTCGGCGAGGCGTTTGCTAATGGACAAGTTTATGTAGCTCTGAGTCGGGTCCGCAACCTCAAATCTCTTAGATTGAATAAATTTCACCCAAACAAAATTACAGTGAATAAAAAATGTTTAGACTTTTACATGCAGAAGCCCGTAAATGAGGTAGACTTTTTTGAAGATGAGGAGTAATATGAAAACTGCTGCTGTAATTTTAAATCACAATTTGCCCCACTATACAGATATGTTGTATGAGTCTTTAAAACCATACGAACGCGGTGATTATGACTTGATGGTTTTTGACAACGGTTCGACTGACTCTGGTAAGAGTAAATATACCACATACGGATTAGACAGAAATGTTTACTTCGGCGGCGGATTTAACGCGGCGATGCAGATGATGTTGGAAGATGAGCAGTATGATTCATTATTGTTTTTGAATAACGACCTGACAATTCATAATACGAAAAACTTTGTTAATATTTTAAGACAATCGATGTTCAAATCTTATATCGTAGAACATTTGGCTGATGGAGTTCTTATTAAACAAACGAGTGTAGTTGAAAAAAATCCGGAGCCCGTTTTTGACATCGTTTCTCCAACGTTTTTTAACGATGGGGAAACTGATAGACAGGGCGGATGTCATTGGAAAACAATGAAAAATCATGGAATGCAATGGCCAAATGATGTCAGGGAAGTTCCATTTATTGATTTTCAATGCCCGCTGATTAGCAAACGATTACTCAAGGAAGTTGGTGAAGTTGACTCGTCGTTGGTATATGGCTGGGGAATTGATGCTTACTTCGCAATCGTGTGTCAACAGAAAAACTGGAAAATGGGTGTGACAGATTGCTTATCGGTCTTACACCACAATTCACTTACGGTCAAACGAGGTGTCGCTGGAATTACCATGCAACAGTATTGTCAATTAGCCGAAAGAGGTCAGTTGGAGTTCTTCACAAAAAAGAACCTTATAAAAGAATTTGCCGAAGTACGAGACCGGGGGAGTAAATATGAATACCAATATCCATCGACGTAAATCATGATAACACATTGTATCAGTACTTATAATAATTTACCATACCTTAAATTGGTCTTGGAAAGCATTGTAAAAAATGCTCACTATAAAAATGTTATTGTTTATGCAGAAAATTGTACAGATGGAACAGACGATTTCCTTGTACAACATTGTTTGACATACCCGGATGTTTCTTTCTTTATTGAAAAAAACGCCGTACCACAAGGTATCGGCGGCGGCATGAACAAATGCGCAGAACGGGTTGAAACTGAATACATCAATTTCCTTCATTCTGACATGTGGGTGTCTAAAGACTTTGACAAACCGCTCTTGGACATTGTTTCCTGTGGAAATAAGACACTGGCCTCTAGTTGGCGAATCGAACCCGACATCTTTGGTGGCTCGGATAGATTGGGAACTACGATAGCGCCAATTGATGCATTTGGTCATCTCCACGATAATTTCAAGTCAACCGAATTTGATGAATGGACTGCTGAATTTATAAGTCAAAACTCCATACGCTTCCGTAAGGTAGAAGGAGTCAGTTTCATGATTAAAAAAACTGACTGGGATTTTATTGGGGGAAATGATAAGCTATTTGCTCCAGCTTCCTTTGACGACCATGACTTATTTTTACGAATGTCGGCAAATGGATATGATTTTATTGAAACGTCGGAAAGTCTTGTATTCCACTTTGGAGCCAGGGGGAGTATTTTTAGAGGCGACGATTTAACAACTAGACATCCGAGACAGGTTCAAGCGGAGCGAGATAATATTCAAAAGTGGATTTCTAAATGGAGGACACATCCACAATTTGACCAGAACGGATTTATAGTATTGACAGACACCCTAAAACAACGTTATAGTGAACTTTACAAATGAATGAAATAAAACAAGCTTTGGGTTGTAAATTTTACCGATATGATGAATAAACAAAAACACTCGCTGAGTATAAGTGACATTTCAATAGCAATACCATCTTATAACACATTAGATTATTTGCTGATGGCATATCGCTCTCTGCGCAAATACTATCCCGAAAACGAAATTATTATAATGGACGACGGTAGTACCGATGGTAGTTGGGATTGGACCTCCGCCCAACTAAAACTTGACAAGAATCTTAGAACTTATCACAACGAAAGTGGAAATATACTCGGACACACAGTGACTTATAACATTGCGGCGAAAATGTGTAAAAGCCCATTGTACACAATTTTTCACAGCGATATGATTGCGTATCGAGGATACTTGGAAAATTTGGTCAAGCACTGGAAACCAAAAACTGTTGTATCTGCTACAAGAATTGAGCCAGATGGCATTTATCCGCCCGGAAAGGAGAAAATATTAAAACCGTTTGGATTATATTTTCATGAATTTAAGCAGGTAGAGTTTGACACGTTCTGTGAATTGGAAATGACCGAACAAAAGGATAAGACCACGAAAGGAATATTTGCTCCTTGGTTGATTTCCAAGGAAGATTATTTATACACGGGTGGGATGGAAGAGACGCTATTTGCCCCTTACCCACATGAAGATGCATCGTGGTTTCTGAGGTTGGCGTTGGCTGGTTATAATCTAATCCAAAGCCGAGACAGCCTTTGTTGGCATTGGGTTTCGCGGGGCCATCGCTCATGGGCAAAAAATGGAATTGGCAAAGACGATGACATGTTTCAATTCTATAACACTCGGGCAAGTAGAAACTATCTCCGGAAGTGGCACAAGTGGATGACGTTTGACGAATTTCATCACCCAATCTCCCACCCGGTGTATAATATCGGCTTCGTATTGACTGATGTAATCTCCGAAGATTTTCTCCACTTCGTGGAGCCGTGGGCAACCCATATTTATGTGGATAACTGGGTCTGTGCGGAGCGATACATTTCTAAAGAACAACCAACAACCAAGCTTGACTTGAGGACTCGTATCTTCAATCACGGTTTTATAGAATCCAATGCGAATGACATCGTTCTAAGTTTCAGCCAGAAAGGATTTATGGAAAACGCTAACGAGAATTCAGCAATCGTTACCAAGCTTACGGACATTCTATCAAGCGGGGTCGATAATGACGCCGAGATGGAACTCGGGCGTTTTAAGCTGAAAACTAACACCGTCAAGGATATTTCGGAAAAATTAATCAAGATATGATAAAATACATAATTATACTTTTGTGCTTGACGGTCGTGGGCCTCTCCACAGAGAGCAAACTCTACATCAGACACACCGAGGGGCCAGTGAAGGCCTTCGTGGATAACCGTCCGGTAATTTTGGCAGCCCGTAACACAATCCCGGCCCAGCAGGCATACATTATTACCGGCGAAGCCGCCTCGGTCACACTAGTTTACAGTAATGGGGTTGGAATGTACATTGCTCCGAACAGTGTAGTTTATGTTCGGGTATTTAGTCAAGCGGAATTTGCTTCCTCTAGGAATGACTTGGCAATTGAGCCGTCAATCTCCCACGGACAAACCGCCGTTTTAAGCGGACTTGTTGCCATATGCACGAACGAGTTGGTTGCCGGAACAAAACTCGTATACTCCACGTTTAACTCCGACACGGTCATTCGCGGAGGTAAGGTGGTTATTGAAAGCAGAGATTCACAGACCACGGTCTATCTGTTGGAAGGCGATGCATCGGCGCGGATACAAAAATAAGCTTATCAAATTATGAATTCTCCAGACTTTAGTTATCCAGCCCATTACACTCAACCGGAAGGTGCCCAGTTCTACTTTTCCGGCCACATCAAAACATGGTTGAACCAGATGCCCGATATGCTGGGCCGACCAAACGTGACACTTGAAATCGGCGCGCTCTTCGGTGGTGCATCTGTATTCATGTTAGAAACATATTGTAAGGCAGCCGGCTCTCATCATTACATTTGTGATATCAATACGAATGATGCTATAGAAAATAATATCAAGCCATATGCTGATAAGTGTACATACTGTCTAGGAAAATCAGAGGACATACTACGAACGTTAACCTACGAAGGTAAGACCAAAGAATTTGTGGACCTCGCATACATCGACGGAAATCACATGGCTAAGTTTGTGCTGGAGGACGCAATGAACTGCTTTTATCTAGTCAAGAATGGTGGGTATATCGTATTCGACGACTACGGTTGGGGTCGGGATGGACCAGAACACACGCGGCCCGCCACTGGTATAGAAGCGTTCCAACATGCTTATCAGAAACATTTAGAAGTTATTGATGTAGGTTGGCAGGTGATAATGAAGAAGACTGGATACGAACTAAATCCCGATGAAAAGAATAGTAACTACTATACCGGTTGGAAACACACAACGAAAACAGCTGTATAATTTATGGTACATATAAAAATAAAGAAACTTAGAAAAGACGCAAAATTTCCAAATTATGCCACACCTCAATCGGCTGGGGCAGATTTATATTCGACAGAATTTCACATTCTAAAACCGGGCGAACGAAAATTGTTCAAGACCGGCATCGCCATGTGTATTCCAGAAAGTGTGTATGGTCGTATAGCACCCCGTAGTGGCCTTGCATATAAATCGGGCTTGGATGTGATGGCTGGGGTGATAGACCCAGATTATCGGGGAGACGTTGGTGTAATTCTCATAAATCTAGGTCAGGAGGATAAGAACATTCTTGTCGGTGATGCCATCGCACAAATAATTTTTGAAAAGTATGAACGGGCCGGATGGTTCATCGAAGAGTCTGAATTAGACGAGACTGTTCGTGGCGAAGGTGGATATGGTTCCACCGATAACAAGGTTGCTTAATTATATACTTCAAAATTCACTGTTCTCTATACTTATTATCGAAGGAACATATGAGCAAAAATAGTCATAGATACAAAAACGACATCAGAGTTGAAGTTGATGATATGGACGACCTGGACGAAATCGAAATTGAAAAGTTTGAGAAATTCAAACCAAAAAAACAAGTCGATAAACACAAGGGTAAAAAAATTAGACGAGTTGATGAAGATTGAGTAAGTGTGACGACTTTATACTTATTAGTGTGAAGTTAATCACAATCCTTTATTTTATTCTAGCAATAGCCTCAGTGGGGTTTGCGGTGGAACAACCTTTGATACTGGGCGCTTATCGTCCAACTGTAGAACAGTCATCTATTCCGTTTGATCACGTCGTAAGACTTGAACCTGACTGGAGTCCTCCCACAACGTTTGAGTTTTCAAATGGATTAGTAATGTGGATGAAAACTATATCGGAAGTATATTTGGACTCAAGAGCGTTAGAACACAGTGTAGACGGCGATTATTACTTCACCGTTGAGGTTGAAAAGGGTGAAGTCTTTTTTCAACTACCAGTAGCTCCACCAGAAGGTTCCGTATTCATGTTATTCACGCCTTCGGCTGAGATAGAGGTTCACAGCTCTGAATTTTCTGTGGACGTTTTTGGCGATTCAAAAACATATGTCAGATGTTATAAGGGAACTTTAACTTTCACAAGCACAGTGGACTTTTCTGTGTTTGTCTTGAGTGAAGGTGAGGAAGCGGTTGTTGTCGGTAGAGATGGTGAAAAAAACATTGCTGTTGTTAAATATAAACTATCGTGGCGGGCCGGTAATGAGTGGGAAAAAATAAAGGGAACTCTAAGTTCCCCTTTATCCAAATGGACTGTTGTTAGCGGAAAGATGCGTTAGGTATCTCTAATTCCCCATCGAACGTCTCGCAAGTTACCCCCGGCGTATGAGATAGCGCTTTGCAAGTCTTCTTGTATTTCAATAAGCTTTTCCTTGTAGGTCATTCCATTACACGCCAACTCAACTGTTCGTCCCTCGACGTGGTGTTTGTTGTGTTTGTTAGCTTCCGACGCGGAGCCGTAGTAAATTTTGTGTGTGGGTTTTGGCAAGGGAGATTGTGTATCTTCTATTGCTGCGGCGAGTTTAGGAAATGTAGGTCGCTTTGCCCACTCGCACACCCTTTCACGTTGCAGCTGACCTTCCACCATCAACCTAATCGTGTAATCGTCATATTTTGACTCAGCCGGTGCATCGATACAAGCAGCAAATACACTACCAGCCATGACCATCGTGGCACCAGCGTATATTGCTTTGGCAAAGTCTCCATTCGTGCGAATACCTCCATCCGCAATGATTGGCTTATGAGCAGAATCAAAACATTCGTTAATACATGAAAACATCGGAGTCCCGAACCCAGTCTTTCCGTAGGTAGTGCAGGCGTCACCCTGTGCGATACCCACCTTGATAGTATCGGCACCCCAGAATCCTAAAGAATATACAGCCTCAGGGGTTGCAACATTACCGGCGATTAAAAATACATTCCGATATGTATTTGAGCCGCTCCGAATAAACTCAATCATCTCCTTCATGCGCAGTGAGTGACCGTGAGCAATATCAATAGTGAGGTAATCAATACGAAAGTTGTTTTCGTCACACCACACCAAGAACCCCTTGTCATCCTCACTGACACCAACGCTGATACTGATTGTTTTCCAATTATCTTCGTTTGCCAAGCGGACAAACTCACAATTGAATTGATTTGGCTTATCCTCAACGCGCTCATTGAAACGGTGCATGATGTAAAAGTACTCATTCTCACTCATGTAGTGTGCTGTGGATGCGTCGATAACACACTTCATATTGGCTGGCACCACTGGCATCTTGAACGTGCGGGGCCCAAATTTGATTGATGTATCAACCTCCGAGCGGCTGTGAAACGTCGAGAACGATGGTTTTAAAAAAACATTTTGGTAAGAGTAGCTTTTGCTCATTTGTATATACAGAGTAAACGACTAAAGAAAATATGTCAAATTGAAAAATCTCTTGATATTTATAGAGGTAATATGCCTCAAGAATTCCCGATTAAACTGTCTAAGACTAAAAAATTACAAGCTCCAGATGAGACATCTCTGAAGCTATATGTGAAGTTTATTACGTTCGCTGCCAAGAAGCTTGGGATTGAGGGCAAACCATTGATAGTGAGGTTTTTACACGCCTGCCCAGATGAACCAGTAACCACAGCCGCGTATGAACCAGCAACCGATCGTATCAGTATAATTATTGAGAATCGTCACGTCATCGATTGCTGTCGCTCCATCGCACACGAAATGGTCCATGAGAGACAAAAATATCAGAACCGTTTGGGACAACCTGTTCCTGAGATTGGTGGGGAAATTGAAGATGAAGCCAACGCTGTGGCTGGTCAGATAGTGAAGGAATTTATAAAGAAAGAATTGTCTCCAGAACAGAAAAAATTCTTAGGACTAGGAACATACCGATGAAGTCGCCAGACCCATTAGAACATTATATAAAAAAGGCTATGCTGCAAGAAGCAACGTTGTCAGACTATGGTGCAACACAAGGTCTGACGAGTGATATGGTGGGCAGGTGGACAATTAACTCATATGATACCGGCAAGAAAAGAGAAAAGCCGGTTGTTATGAAGGAACTTATTTTTAAGAACAACGCCGGTGTTATGGAAGTCTTTAAATTTTTTGAGGTGGCGGATATTGAGGATAAGAATAAATTTGACACTCTAATCAATTCTGGACAAGAAAAGACGGCGTGGGAGTTAATTCAAAAAGTGTTAAATGTTAAGCTCATGGGTAAGGGCCCTTGGAGTGGATAAAGCTAGTTGTCGTTATATTTATAGTTATGTCATTTGACCCAATCAAAGCTCTCATGAAAAATACCGCTCCGGAAATCAAGCGGGATGACCACGAGCAATCAGTCCTCGAAAAATTCTGCAAGGACCACGGTATCGTTGGTATGAATTGTGGTAATATGAATCCAACCGCGGCTCTACGGATGCTACAAGGTCGGATGGGAATTAGGTCGCCTGAGCTAAACGAATCAAAGAAAGAAATTTTACATGGATAAAGTACCGTCATACATTGAATATTACGAAGAACTCATTATGGAAGGTGATGATGTCCATACTGTCATGATTGAGATTCCAAAGTTTCCAGAGCTGATGGAATTTATCAATTCTATTCCGGAAGAAATTCTATATGAGCCAAACGACCCAAAATACGGCCGCACACACAATCCGCACATCACTGTTCTATATGGTATTGATAAGATGGAAGGTGAGAAAGCAAGATCTATTTTACGAAAAATCCCATCCGCTATTACAGCTACATTAGGTTCCGTCACCAAATTCGAAACCCCTGAGTTTGATGTGATAAAGATAGACGTATCAAGCCCGTATCTATATAGGGTTAATAAATTTCTGCGGGACAACGTTGAGTATCATAATGACTATGACACGTTTCATCCACATGTCACCGTTGCTTATGTTAAAAAAGGCGAAGGAAGCCAATTTTTAAAAGACAACCGATTCGCTGGGAAAAGATTCGCATTCAGAGCTTTCTTGTATAGTAATGAAAACTGGGATAAAGAAGTAATTCCAATGAAGGTTAGTAAACCTAAAGCGGTTGATGAAGTTGCACTTGGTTTAGGTGGCGGCTACGGTGGTTCTCCAGGTGGTCAAATCGCAGCCAGTGGTTGGGCAGCAACATACTCATCTCCACAAAGCAGCACACGCTTAGGTAACTACAAGACGCAGAGTGGTGGTTTTCCAAAACAGACTACGCGGGATAAAGGAACAGGCAATACAGTTACAGGCATCGACCCATATGATACAGTGACCGACGAAGATTTGAAAGACCCGCGGTTCTCTGCTGACGAAATTCGTTCTGGTCTAAGATATGAAATGGCACAGATGGAATATCCAAACAAGGACATTGCTCGTCAAATTGTGATTCAGCGATTAAAGAAGAATCCAAAACAATACTCCGACCTTCACCAATATTTTGACACGGAGAAATAAATATGATTAACCTAAGACAAGAATTCGAACTGGGTATTGAAGTTGAAACAGAACACACTCAAGATAGACGCTTAGCAGCAAAGATCGCCAGTGACCATCTATCAGAAGACCCACACTACTACAGCCAATTGATGTCTGCCGGTTTGGTTAATGAGCCAGAGGCTCAAGCTATGGGCCAAGAATTCCGTGCCGAGATCGGCGATGGTGGACATGTTGAAAAAGTAAAGAAGAATAACTCGATTGAATTTGGGAAAACGGCACCAAAGATTCCGGCTCCATCGACGAGGTCTACCACGGGTGGATTGGTTAATCAGACCACGGGTGCCAAAATGGGCAATCAAGTTTCAATTGACTCGGGAACAACCCCACTATCGGTTGATAACAGGTCTACCGAATTGACTCCTCCTGTAGTTATTTTACAAGTTAAAAGTAATTCTTTAGCTGACCCGACATCACATTTTATAGGTCAACTTTCGGCTGGGCCGATGTAATAAATCATCCTAGCCGATATTTATTCGCATGAAACGTAAAGGTTATATTTTATTTTACATTGGTCTGATTGTATCAATGATCATGATGTCGGGATGTTGGGTAACAATCCCATATGAGAGAAAGTCCGAAGTTGAAAAGCAGTTAACGGAACTACGAATTGAACACCAAGCTGAATTAACGCAGACTATAAAAAATATATCGGCACAAAAACACGTCGTTATAACAAATAGAGAAAAACAGCTTCAATCGGTTGTCAATAGTCTATATGGGGCTGATATGGCTTTCTCATACTATCTGACCCCTGACAGAATTGATTTAATTATTAACAATCGGGTTAATGAGGCTATGGCAGCGGCGGGGTTCACTCCAACCTATGACGCAGTAGTTCTTGAGAAAAAACGATTGAAAGATGAGTTGGATGAAACCAAAACCTCAATGGAACAGTTGCAGAAAAATCACGATAAAGTTGTAGAAGAAAATAAATTGATAGCACAAGAGTCGGAGGCAGAGAAAGCAAAGATTGCTGAGCTTGAGAGCATCGCAAGTAAAAAAGAGACAGAATGGCAGTCTAAGTTAGACGACAAACAAGATGAATTGAATAATGTGAACAACGACATTATTGTTGCAGAAAAAAAGAGGGGTGACAACCAAGCCTCAATCGAACGATTGAAAATGAAATTGATGTGGGCATGTGGTATTGCGGCAGTCTTATGTATTGCGGGTTCGATATATTCTCCGATTGAAAAATCTACACTAACTATGTTGGCCGCGATATTCGGCGGAGTCACCGTTGCAATACCTTTCATTGAGGGGTGGATGGTATTAGTGGCAGGATTGGTCGGAGTGGCGATTGCTGTGGTTAAATTTTTATATACTCAAAATATTGCAACCAAGACAAGTAAAAATCTCATTGGAGCTATTCAAGAAGAAAAAGTAAAAAACCCAGAAAATTTTAAATCTTCTCTCAAGCCGATACTGCAGAGTTGGAACACCAATTATGTTAAAGACGCGAGTGGTATGATTGTAACTAAAACTGATAAGGAAGTTGAAAATTTCATATCGGGGGTCTTAATGGACACCGGCCAGCTTGACGCGAAAAGTATTGATAATAAGTCATAACTGACGGTTTATTATAGATTGACAGAATGCGTGGTGTTTGAGATGATGGTGTCATGGGCATTTTACATAAAACCAGGACATATCTTATCGGAGCAATGCAGTATTCCAACGGCCGTTCATGGAGAGAAGACATTGCACCAGAATTAAAGAGTATGGGTATCACGGTATTCAATCCGTATGATAAACCTTTCGTCGATGACACACCGGAAGACGAGGATACAAGGAAAATGCTTCACGACAAACTTGAAGAGGGTGATTTTGACTTCGTAGCAGACAGAATGAAGCCAATTCGAAATTATGACCTTAGACTATGTGATCTGTCCGACTTTTTAGTAGCCCACATCAAACCCTCAGTTGCTTCATGGGGGAGTGCTGAAGAATTAGTCACGTGCTGCCGAGCAAAAAAGCCCGTTTTTATATCAATCGAAGGCGGAAAGAAGATGTGTCCATTGTGGTTACTTGCAATGTTTCCTCATAAATACATTTATAACAACGTTGATGAAATCCTCGATATGCTTAAAAGAATTGATTCCGGCGAAAAGCCAATTGATGGCGATAAGTGGAAGCTCTTAAAAGAAGAATATCGGTGAGGAAAACCACTTCGTATATATACTTATACATATGGCGTACACAGGACAAATTTATTACAACAATCTACCGATAACAATAGCTGAAGCTATTTCGCGCAATCTTGTTTATTTGGATGAGGACTTGGATATGTGGCTGCTACAAGATTCTAAAAAAACAATAAAAATTAATGGTGATTTACACCTAACAGGAGAAGAATAAATTATGTCAAATTACTACGTTGTAGATGATACAAAACAAAAAGGTGGTCAGTCACCCGTTATCATGTTTAAAACTGTCGAGGGAATTGTCAAATACCTTGAAGACATGTGTCAAAGAAAATTTGGAAAGACCCGCCAACAGTACATGTATAACTGTTCCGAACTCGGTTTCGGCGATGATGACGCTAGAGGTCAAGCCTTCTGCGAGCAGCTTGAACAGTATTTTAACATGGGTGTTATTCGTTCCGATTCGACGCCGATTCGGTGTAATGTGTTCCAAGCGGATAATTTTCGTAAGGGCAAAGCTGAACACGGTAATTAACAATGAGTTTGGTGGGAATGGACATAGCAATTCGATGGTCCGAACCCAAAAGGGTAGAAACTAAATTCGGCGGCAGATGGGTGAGAAGTTGGATGATTCCAGCTGAATTTTTAGAAGGGTTTTTCTTATTTTGGGCAAAGCAAAAATTGGTTCTTAGAGCCAAAGGTTACTCCATTAGTAAAAACAATCACGGCCGGTGGATTTTGAATGAGTGGCAGCTACGGAAGGGTGAGTTTAGAGAAACCTTCGGTAAGGATAACCCCAAAGAAATAATTTCAGTTAAAGACATACCAAGTGAGTCTGTTCTACCGGAGTATAAAATGAAGGATGTATCTGGACTACGTGAGTGGCAACCAAAGTTGGCCGCCCAACTCTGTTCAGCTATTAAGGTTAACGATGCAGCCATTGATGGCTCAGATACAGGAGCGGGCAAGACCTATGTGGCCACAGCTGTTGCCCGGGAATTAAAAATGGGAATTGGCGTCGTGTGTCCAAAGAGTGTCATTAGTAGCTGGAAACGGGTCATCGCAAACCACTTTGGGATGAAGCCTGAGTTTGTTCTAAACTACGAATCGGTCAAGACGGGAAAATATAAAGACATTGGAACATGGAAGCCCATTAGTCGAACCAGCACCCGAGAATTTTTTAAATGGAATGCACCAAAGAACACTCTAATAATCTTCGATGAAAGCCATCGACTAAAGGGACATGGTACACAGAACGCTGAGATAGCTATTGCTGCAAAGAAACAAAAGTATAAAATACTTTGTTGCTCAGCTACGAATGCAATTAATCCGATAGAGTTAAAAGCCACAGGCCTTATATTGGGACTGTACAAAAAAGGTTGGCCTCAATTTTTACGTGAACATGATTGTAAAAAAGGACGATTTGGTTGGGAGTTCGGCGGAGACAAGAAAATCTTAAAGAAACTACACGCTGATTTATTTTTTACTCGGGGTGTTCGTGTCCGAAAAGAAGATATCAAGGGATTTCCTGATTGTGAAATTATCGCTGAGTCCTATAACATCGATGATATCTCTGAAAAAGAAATGAAAGCAGTTTACGCCGAAATGAATCGGGAGCTATCGGTTCTCAAAATAAAAAGTAAGTCTACCGCTGAGTGGAAAATAAATGCGATGGTAGTTCAATTGAGAGCACGGCAGAAAGCCGAACTATTAAAAGTGCCTCTGTTCGTTGAGATGGTAGAAGACTCACTACAAGATGGAATGTCAGTTGCTGTGTTTCTTAATTTTAGTGAAACCATCCGAGCATTGTCCAAGCGACTCAATACCAAGTGTATTGTGTGGGGGGAAAATAAAGGAAACGAACGTGATAAAAATATTGATGGATTTCAAGCAGATACGGAAAGAGTTATTTTAATCAATGTGAAGGCTGGGGGCGCTGGTCTTTCGTTACACGACTTAAATGGAAAATATCCGCGTATGTCTTTAATATCACCCACACCCTCAGCAGTTGATTTACGACAAGCTTTAGGTCGTATTCATCGAGACGGTGCTAAGTCAAAGTCTGTTCAAAAAATTCTATTTGTGGCTAACACGGAAGAAGAAGATACTTGTGAAAGAGTAAAATTAAAACTTGAAAATTTAGACACCATCAACGATGGAGAACTGTTGGTCGGAAGCGTATTTGAGCAATTAAAGTCTTGACGAACAACAAATTCAGATGTACTATACTTATTAAATGGAGATGACTCAAAAATCAATAGAATATCATGTGGAGGGACCAGACTGGATGCATTCGGTTAAAATTGATCCTGAAATATTCGAATTCGACAAGGACCAATATATTGAGGCTGCGTCACGAGCCATCGAATTACAAATGAAAGTAGAGACGATAAATTTAGGTCCGATTGTGATAGTGAGAAAAGGCAAATCAAAAAAAGAAGCCATGGTCAACTCATTTATTTGTCTGAATAATATAAGTCAATTTAAAGTCGCTCAAATGCTTAGAAAAAATTTCATGAAACAGTCAAATGGCCAGGACCTTGCTATGGACAACGATGGATTTACCTCATGAGTAAAGCAATGACATCGAGGCAGGCGAGAAATTTATCGGACGACATTCGGAAAGAATTGACAGACGATAGTTATTTTACCGACAATATTTATCTGAGTATAAAAAACGTTGGAACCAAGTCGTTCAAAAATTGTAAATGTGATAGGCTAGATGGATGGTTGTTCATATGGACAAAAGATGATACATTTCTAGTTAGGGAGTCCGAAGCCGGCGACTTTCTGATAATCGACACAAACCCTTCCCCCCCTTTAATATAATGCACCGCAATGGCAGACCTAGTCGCCCACTTTTAGAAAGTGAAATATTGGCGGCACAGAGTATATCTAAATCAGAATCGGAAGCCGCTCGTAAACTAGGTGTGTCGGAGGTTACTTATATAAAGTATGCCAAGATGTATGGTGTCTATGGTCGAGTAATGAACCGTGCTGGCAAAGGCGTTAGCAAGCCCATCAGAAACGAAGATGGTGGCAAGTATCCGCTAAGCAGAATCTTCGCAAATGAGTTTCCTGACTATCCACCACATCGGCTTCGCGTTAGGTGTGTCCGTTCCGGAAAATTGGAAGAAAAGTGTAGTATGTGTGGATTCCACGAAAAGAGATTGACAGACAATAGAGTGCCTGTCATATTAAATTTTTCCGATGGTAATGGTAAGAACATGGCACTTGAAAACCTCGAACTACTTTGTTACAATTGTTACTTTTTATACGTGAATAATCCATATGGACAAAGAAAAGTATTTAAAATTGATCCTGATAAACTATGAAAGACCCGAACATGGTGGTTATAGAGCCGACACCAGAAGAAAAGAAAAAACTTCTGGAGGGATGGGTATTGATTGTCCAACAGGAATGCGACGATATTGAGTCAGAGCGAAGTAATAAATTTGAGATTTATAAGGCGCTGAAATCAAAGTATGATGGTTGGCTATCAAAAAAATTGAGATGGATAAATAAACTTGAAAAAAGACTCAACGCTCGAAAAAAGCAGCTTGAAGAAATTAAAGAGGAATTGAAAATTTTAAGTTCGTCAACAGACAATCCGTAATATATATACGTATGAGAATAGACCCACTGACACGATTTGTTGTATTAGACGATAGTAATCCAGAAAACATCATCGCCGCTGTGCAAGGGACGTATTTGTACAGAAATGGTGATATATTTTTTGCCACCAATGGGGTTGAGAGTGAGTTGAAGAGATTTGAAGTGTCGAAGAGGGCACTAGCATACAGGTATTCAAATGAACCGTGGTGGACGAACATTGAAGAATTTAGAATTACCTACGCTCACGAAAAAGAAATTTGGTACAAAGATTCAGGCGACGGAAGCACGGGGTGGAAATTTATTTCTTTTGACCAATCATATACTACATGAAAAATAATATACTATACATTGAATGCAGCTGTCATTCCCATCTACTAACAATTGAACGAGAGATTGAGGGCGTGGTGCCGATGTGGTATGTTTCATATTGGTCCCGCGGCCGAAGAGGCGAAGAGTCAGGTTGGGTGAACAAACTCAGACATATTTATAAAATTTTGAAAGACGGTTCTCCATACAATGACGACATTATTCTCCAGAAGGAAGAGATGGAAAAACTTAGAGATTATTTAAATGAACAGTTAAAATGATGAAAACGCTATACGATTACTTAAAAAAGTATTTAGACAAAACAGAGCCATACCCCGTGATAGACCACAAAATTCGTGCCAGCAAACGGTCAGATGGAACAATTGAATTTTATATTCACGCAGACGGTGTGGATAGTAACACTTTAGACTTTATTGTTCAACCAGATGGGCGATTGGTGTTAAAGAAAAATTATTCTTGACAAATTATAGTGAACATGTGAGACTGTTGTTGTGAATATAAATACACACATCCCATTTGGCGCAACCCTATTTAGTAGAGGACTTTACAGTTCTTGGTGTCATGTCCCTCACTACAACTTACTTTTTGATTGTGGAGAAGGATGCGCCACGGCTATCGGGAATGACATTTCTAACATCACCAAAATTTTTATTGGCCACGGCCATGGCGACCACACCCTCGGACTATTCAGTCTAATCGGTTGTCGTAACACAAGTCGGGGAACTTCCAAGAACCCAGAGACTCGCGACCACAACAAGCCGCTTGAAATTTTTTATCCATATGGTAGTGAGGGGATTGCTGATATCATTGACTTTGTAACTAAGCGTAATGCTGGTTGGCTGCGGTACGATCTTAAGTGGACTCCGCTAAGAATTGGCGACACTGTTAAAATTGGACACAATACGTTTATTCGTGCATTTGAGATGCTGCATCAGCGGAATGGTCTGTCTCTTGGGTATGTTATCTATGAGAAGCGCAATAGACTCAAACCGGAGTTTCGTGGTAGAGATATCCCAGCGCTGCTAAAGTCTGGCTCAGTCAACCGAGACCACCTTAACGAATTCTATGACGTAAATCTATTTGCGTACTGCCTCGATGCGTATGAGATTCCGACTGGCCATGAAATCCACGGATGCCCACACGTTGTTATGGACTGCACCTTTATAAATCCAAAAGATAGAACAAACATGACTCACTTTACACTTATTGAGGCTCTTCTGTTCTGCCACAACAACAGTATCACAAATATGTATGCTGCACACGTTTCTCCGCGTTATGATGGCCGGGTAATTGAGACTTCGTTTAATAGCGAAGTGACCAAGGTTCACTATCTGAGTAACACTAATACAAACCAAATTTAATTATGAATGACACAGAAAAGAAAATTGCAGAAACTATATGTGAGGTAAAGATGTCTGCCGAAATGGAAAAAAAATTGGCAATCGTTGTGCAGTCCATAAAAACACCAAAGAATTCCTCAGACCGTCCATCACTGGCGACCCGATTCTCTGAATGGTTGGAGTGGATTGATCCATTCGATAGATATTGTTTCATTAAGTCGTACGACGAATACGTAAATCTTTCATATTCTGAAAAAACAGTTTGGTTTTTTCTGTATAAAGAACATTCCATTTCTGGTCGATTTTGGACTCTAACTGGGATTACAAACTCAGACGACGAGCTCATTGAAAATTATAAAAAATATAGGTGGCCTATCCAGTATTTTTTACGGAAGAATTTCGATATTAGATTTTGGAGACATACACTAAAAAACATTTGGTATACGAAAGTTAGTTGCGTCTTTAATCCTCGCCAAAAATGGTTAACTAAAAAAATACCTAACACGTGGGCTGATAAAGTCTCACTCATCCAAGAACTCAATTTCGAAATGGTGTTGAACTTCGTCGATTACGAAAAATGTTTTGAGTGCATCAACTATGACTCCGACAAATACCACAAGAAATTTTCCAAGGAACTGAAAGAATGTTATAATTATATTTCTGTTGAACGGCCGATTTTAGTCGAGCAATATGAATCTTCTTTTCCCGATTTGGATCAATGTTCCGGTGATTACAAGAAAGACTATGGAGAAACAAATCGTTTAGAAAAACTTCTTAATGACACAGACACAAAGTATCTGACGTGGATTGTAAAAAACCGCGGCTTCTTTTGGGTGTAACCATGCACCACGACATTTGCATAAAAACCATTAGGGCTTCCGACTACGCCAATCTGATTCTGCTAAACCGAACATACAGTATGCTCGAGCGGCGCCGGTGGTTCAAAGTGCGTAAGGAGTTTTTAGCGGAGCAGTTGATAAAAACTGGAAACTTGACGTGCTTCTATTGCAATAGGAATGATCTTACTATAGAGGGACCGAAGTCCGCCGCGACGGTCGATCACATTATTCCAAAATCATCTGGTGGAAAAGAGTTTGACAAAGAAAATTTCGCAGTCTGTTGCTTTAGCTGTAACAGTAAGAAGGGTTCGGCGACCAAAGAAAGTTTTGAGGCGGGAAGGTATCTGACTATCAAAAAGAAACATATAAACAATCCTTGACTTTAAGTGTTGGTGTAGTATAATAAGACCATGCGTATATTAGTATTAAGCGATATTCATCATCGGTGGGTTCGAGCACAATCTCTGATTGACACAGTTCCTCACGATAAAGTTGTTCTGTTGGGCGATTATTTCGACCAATTCAATGATAACATACATGATGCGCATAACACTGCCACGTGGTTAAAGGATATGGTTATACCCAATCCAAACATTGTTCAGTTGATTGGAAATCATGACCAATATTATTTCTGGCATTGGTATCCACATTTTCGCGGCAGTGGATATTCTGATGCCAAACGTGATGCCATCAGATCGGTCCTACAACAAGACCACGTTAAACAGTTTAAATTTTTCCACATCGAAGAAAACATCGTGTTTAGTCACGCTGGAATCAGTGGTGCTCTTTGGAAAGAAATTGCTAAATACAACATCATTGACAAAACGACGAACCTTGAGAACTTTTCAACGGTTATGACGGAAATGGTTGCCAAGAATTTAGAATGTGTTGATTTGCTTAGGCCTGCCCCCCTATTTATGGCCGGGTGGGATCGAGGTGGCACTCAACGGCACGGCGGACTTACGTGGAGTTGCTGGTCAAGCTTTGGTCCCGTCAAGGGAATTAATCAGGTGGTCGGGCATACCCCACATTATATCCCAGAATTTCTTGTTCAGAGTGATTCTGGCTCAATTAAGAAATATTCTGCCGAAAAATTTAATTCTGAGCGGTTTTTTGGAAATAAAAAAGTCACGAGCATAAACCTAGCTCTCGACACTCATTCAGAACACTATGCCATTGTTGAGGATGGTAGGATTGAAATCTACGATGCAAATACTAGGCTCACTATTAAAGAAATGATTGAGAAGGGTATTCCATTCTCAGAGAAACAACAGGCTGTGATTAATCCTCACCTTGCCGAAAAGTTTAGGCAGGATGCCATCGAAGAAGCGAAAAAGAAATCGAATTACTACCGATTGAAGGGATAGGCTGGCCCACGGGGCTTTCACGTCTGAGACTTGATATTTATAGGGTATGTTTGAAAAGACATATCTTATAACTGTGTACGAAGCCGATACTCCAAACGTCGTGCTCACATTTACGATTGGTGGTATCAGTATGAGGCGAATCAACGGCTACACCCTCTCAATTGATGGAAAGTTAATGACGTTCGACCCAGCTACCTATGTTGACTTTTCTCAACAAAACTAAGGCATCCTCTTTACTACCGTCAATTACCGTCCCTCTAAAGAAGGGACGGCTTGACGTTGATTGACTGTCTCAACATCATATGGTCCATTGACACGGACCTGCCCATCGAGTGCTTTGCAACACGAGTTGGGGTGTTTGGAGTATTTTTGGAGAATGTTAATTGCCGCATTTATGTCTGCGTCAAGCACAACTCCATCACTCGCGATATACCTGCAACCTTGTCTTATTCCACCAACTAAACCTCTATGGTCTAGTTGGTTTGTGTAAGCTGGGTTAACTGTTGCAACTTTTTTTCCATAAAGTTGTGCCTTGTATGTTAATATGGTTCTAACCGCAAAAAACGGTAAAGCCTCAATTAATGGAAAAATCGTTTACGACGGATAATAGTTCTTGACTTTTTACAAACAATACCACAGACTTACTGTAATGAATAAAACATTCCCAATCCTATACAAACGTACCGCAACTGGTGCAACTCAAATCTGGCGTGCCGAAGTCGAAGCTGACAAGTTTCGCGTGACTTCTGGACAGCTTGATGGCAAACAAGTTATGAGTTCGTGGACTGTCTGCGAAGGTAAGAATTTGGGCAAGGCCAATGAAACTTCCCCCCACGAACAAGCCGTTTCTGAGGCTCAATCAAAGTGGGACAAAAAGGCCAAAACTGGTTACACCCAAGACATTGAGAAAATTGATACTTGCACCAAGTATGTCAAGCCGATGCTTGCAAAGAAGTTGCTTGACCGATTGGATGAGATTGACTGGAAGAAGGGTGTTCTTGTCCAAAACAAGTTCAATGGCGTCCGATGTGTCGCTACGAGTGAAAGTGGAGTGGTTTTGCTGAAGAGTCGCCAAGGTGAGGTTTGGATTTCTGTTCCCCACATCAACAAGGACTTACAAAAGTTTTTCGCTAAATATCCGAACGCTGTTCTCGACGGAGAACTGTTCAACAACGAGTTGCGTGAACGCCTCAATGAATTGAACAGCATTGCCAGCAAGAAGAAACAAAAAGAACTCACACCCGAACTTTTGAAACAGAGTGAGGAAATGGTCCGGTTCTATGTCTACGATGGATATGATTTCGACGGTAAGACTGGTCCCAAGATTGGTTATGAGATTCGTAAGGATTGGATTGACACTAGCCTGCCAAAGTTTTCCACCTATTTCCGCTCGGTCAAAACCGACTTGGTTCATTCGATGGCTGAGGTCGATGAGATTTTCTTTAAATACGTCGCTGACGGGCAAGAGGGCATTATCGTCCGCATCCCAAACAGCGCATACAAAAACAATCGTTCTTCGGATTTGCTAAAACACAAGCCCGTAGATTCAGATGAGGGTATAATCCTTTCTCTCAGTGAGGGAACGGGCAACTGGGCTGATACGGCTAAGACCGCCACTATAAAGTGGAAGGGTAAAGTTTTCGATGCTACGTTTAAGGGAAGTTACGCTCTCGGGGAAGAACGATTGAAGAATCCGACTCCTTGGATTAAGTTGAAGGTCACGTTCCTCTACAACGGATTGACCGGGCTTGGAACACCGAACTTCGCTCGCATCGACCCCAACAATTGTTTCGTGTGTGATAGATAAATTATGAAAATTTCGAATACTAAAATGAAATACAATCGTGTAATCGATTTTTGTTGGTGCTACGACGCCATAGCAGATTTTTGGACGGTGGAATACCGAATACACTATATTGCTTTCAAGTTGGCCGCGTGGTTCAGTCGAACATTTCGTGTGGCGTTAATTACCGTAAACTCGGCCCGCAACGCATATAACAAAAACATCATTTAAACGAGCCATGAAAAAACCCAAGTCACAAAAATTCGTATTTGAAATCTCCATCGATGCCATTCCACACACATCGGAAACGGTTGAATATGTCTTCGGCGGAAAATTTTATAACCCAGATTTTGGAATTCAAACTCATGCAAGTGAGAAAGTTTTCACGGTTCTGAATGACGCTCTGTGTGGGTTCCTTCACGCCGAACTCAAACACCTCGCCGAATGTAAATGTGAGGTTGAGGATATGAATGAGAACCAAAAACGGTTTTATGATTATCTACATCGCAAAACTAAAAGTGCAGAAGTGGTCCGAGACTCCATGAAATTCGTTCGTTCCGAAGAAATCGAATGATTCACGAATTTAAAAATCCCATACCCGTTGTTGTGGAAACCTCCAAAGAAGGCTACGCAATCTATGTTCGTGACGGCGGGACGTTTGAGAATGACATTTGGTGCGTGACGTTGCGCGACGGCGGATACGTTAGACACTACCGAAGCGACCAAATAAAAATTCACGTTAATGCTACATTTGGTATTGACAAACACTAACACTAACTAATAATACCACCATGAATGATAATACTCATATAGAAATGACCGACACCGCAATAACGGCCATGCTGAAAATGATTGAGGGAAACCCCGGTGCCGCCTCTGTTCTCAATCTAGCTTATCGCAATAATGTGCGTATTGACCCAGATAATGTGTTTGGAGAAATTGGCCCACTTTTTAGTTTGGATACGCTTGGTATCTACGGTTCGCGTATTTGGATGCTTTACAAAGACGTGTGTGGACAAGATATTACCAACTTTTTGGGAATTCTTCGAGCCAATCAACTTGGATTCTTGGCGGAATCTGACCTCTTGCTTGCCATAGACGGTGAGAAAGAGCTCTGGTGAAGAAGGTAAAGGAAGAATTGTCAGACTTCGATAAAGCAACTCCGGTCACATAAACACAATGAATATTATGAAAAAAATACTAATAGTTCCCGCATTTCGCGGCGAACTCCAGCCCCACGATAATTCGACGCTTTCACATATCAGACCAAGTCGCTCTATACTTGAGGCGCCCATTGTAATTGTGAAAGGAATTACACATTTTAAATGTATAAAAAATCGGTGGGGCAATTGTAGGGTAGATGAAACGGAAAAAATTCCGAATTTCCTTCTTACATCATATCTTATGAGATATGCTGAACATTTCACCAAGGAAGAATTGATGGAAATAATTGCGATAAAAAGCTTTGATAATTTATGTTGACATATTATAAACAACTGTTAGATTAAGAGTATGAAAATTGGATGGTCAAACTTTGCACTCAAACAAAACGAAAAGGGAAAGCACAGCACCTTCACCGGTAAGCCAGATGCTCTCATTCGGCTTGTTAAGAAACACTGGAAGAAACGGGCCGCTGGTTCTGGTCGGACAGACTTGAGCAAGGTTGTTATTGTTCCTATCGAGGAAACCAAGCTATATCGTTGGTTTTCATCCCCTTGGGCGAACATCGCCGATGTGTCTTATCTGAGAGCAAAGATAGTTCGTCGCCAACCTCACGAAGACCCATACATTGAAGTGCATGGCCGTGGACCAAAGCTGCCTGTCAAATATGCCAAGGTGGTTCTGTATTCCGCCGAAGCGTTGCTTGAAAACGACGGAGAACGTTCTGGAGATTTTGATTGGGAAATCGTTGCCATCCTCGCCGGACCTTGGGACAATGAACCTATGTCACCGCTGACAATGGCTCGTAACTATCTACAAGAAGCTGGTGGAACCTACGCTCCATATACAGCAGAGCAATTCGCTGAGAGTATCTATTTCTGGAGTCAATTTACAAAAGTTACATCAAATACAAAATGAAAATCAAACTTATAATTTTGACCATGGCTGTCCTTCTGTCGTGTTCTTGCGCATACAAGAACGATATGAGTGATATACACATCGGCGACAGGGTTGTGGTTGAATTCACTCTTGGCAAGGTGGTAGAATTTACTGTGATGGACACAGTAGAAAATGGTACTTATATCAAAATCAAACCCGTGGACACAGACGCATACTGGTTATCGTCCGATGTTGCGAAAATTACAAAAGTAAAATGAATAAATTACTCACAGATTACTTTAAGGCCAGATGTGAACACGATACTCAATTGGACAATCTCAGCAAAGAAACCAATCGCGTAGTCGGATGCATTCTCAAGTCGTTTCGGCGAAGCCGACCGTCCACCGCATCCTGGTGGGCTTATGGTTGGTATGAGGGTGACCAGTACGGCCCGGTGCCGGAGAAACCGGATTTTCAGAATGATGTGTTTGGAATTTATATTTCAGAAGCTTGTGAGACTACCAGTCATAATTATTCAGATGGTTTCCCTGTTATATTTTTTGATATGTCAGATAGTGAGATAATGTCTTATATCAAGAAGGAAAAAGAACAAGACGCTTTTGAGCAAGAGATTAAACGCTTGAAAGCGCGGAAAGCGAAAGAGGTAAAGAAAAATCAAATCAACTACTTAAAAAGTACGGCACTCGCCAAATTGACCGCTGAGGAACGAAGAGTTTTAAAACTTAACTAACTAAATATATGCAAACACTAGACACACGGGAACTGAGCAGCCGGCTCGACGAACTCAACGACTTGAAAACTAATCTTGAGAATGTTCGAGAGGAACTGGCTGAAATCAAGCAGGAGATTCAAGAAATTGAGGCTGAAATCGAATCCACCGATGAAATCGAATCCACCGATGAAATCGAATCCTTGGAAAATGATCTTGAAGCCAAACAAACAGAGTTGGAAGAGAAAGAGACCGAGATTGAAGATGCGGAAGCAGAATTTGGTCCCGACGAAGAGACGGAGCTTGAAGAATTGGAATATATTGCTTCTGAAATTTCTGGGTTCTCTCAAGGCGAAATAATGATAACCGAGAGTGATTTTACGGAATATTGTCAAGAATTGTGTGAAGACATTGGCGATATTCCAAGAGATATTCCGGGCTATATTGTGATTGACTGGGATGCAACAGCGAACAACCTTCGTTCTGATTACAGCACTGTTAATTATCAAGGTGAAGAGTACCTCGTAAGGAATTGTTAAACGTGAATTTTCAAAAAGACAAAACAGCTTTTATATGTTCGAGAAACCTCGCCACAACCCTCACAACTTTCCCACATCCGGTGGCTACACCAGCGATGAAGCGCGAGATAGTGCAATGACCGACGCCAAGTTGTTGTGACATTGCGTGGGTTCGCCAAGGTAAAGAAAACTCGGGCACGGCGTTAAACTTGAAGCGAAGAAAAGAACATGAAAAATAAAAAAGTAAAAAAACGTCCAACCGTTGTAAGTGTAATCGCTATGGACAGTTGGAATGGTCCTGAGGTATTGTTTGAAAAACGATTTGTCTACCGAGCAAACGCTCTAAAATATTGCAAAAAATTTAATTCTAAGAACACTCTGTCATACGTGCCGGAATGCTATGAGGTTGCTAAAATAAAAGAATGAAGTCTCCTACAATAGCACAAATCATTGATGCGGCTGAAAGTGAATTGGAAAATGAAAACCGCGACCGCCGTTAATACCACGAAATATACTTGACCAAATCATCGTTTCAGTGTATATTGGTCGTATATTATGATTAGAATTGTTGCATTTTCCGATACGCATGGAAGTCACATGGAAGTAAAGCTCCCAGAGGGAGACATACTCGTTTGTGCTGGCGACATATGTCCACACGGACAACTCAAGGACGTTGAAGCGTTTATCAATTGGTTTGGTGTTCATCCACACAAACACAAAGTGTTTATCGCTGGGAATCATGATCGGCCATTTGAAAGCGACCCCGGCGTTGTTGATACTATACTAAAAAACATGCCGGAAGGCATGCACTACTTGCAGGACAGCGGTGTTGAGTTGATGGGCCTTAAATTTTGGGGTAGTCCGGTCTCACCAAGATTTTTTAATTGGTCGTTTAACCGCGACCGGGGAGAAGATATCAAGCGTCATTGGGACATGATTCCGAATGACACCGACGTGCTCATTACACACGGGCCACCCTACGGCGTCTGTGACGAAGCCTACAGATTCGGTTCCAATGCCACCGAGAAGGTTGGTTGTAAGGATTTGCTCGATGTTTCTTTGCGAGTCGCTCCGAAACTACACGTGTTTGGCCACATTCACTATTCCGGTGGCACATCGTGGGTTGCACCAAAAACCACGTATGCAAACGTCTCCGTGCTCAATGAGAATTACACCGTGGAATACAAACCACAGGTTTTTGAGTTTGACTTTGAGAACAATGTTAGTATTGTAGATTAATTATGAACGACGAACTAGACAAGAAACTCTGCGAGAAATACCCGAAGATATTTATAAATCGTAATGCTTCGATGGTGGAATCATGCATGCACTGGGGACTTGAGTGTGGAGACGGATGGTACGACACCATCGACTTAACGTGTGCGTCCGTGTCCGCAACGTATGAGACGTCGGTATCATTGACTAAACAACAGGCAAAAGAATTGGGTGTCACGCCAATAAAAGGGAAAAACGCGAAACCCCTTTGGTGGTGGCCAAGTGATAGACGCCCCCGACAAATCATTGGTGGGAAGTTTCAAAAGCTGTCCCCACATAAACCAAATCTACGGGAGATGCTTACCTACCCGCCTAAGTTTGCGTGGCGCAAGGTAAAACATTTTTTGTTCCCAACGTGGACGATATATTCGCTACAAATTGACCCGCCGCAGGTCGTCGCCGACCAAGTTAAGGAAAAGTATGGCACGCTCCGATTTTATTATCACCTAGAATATGAAAACCGGTTTAGAGAGCTTGCATATGGTACAGATGCGATTCCAGAGGCAACTAAAATTGCCGAAGCATACAATTCATACATCGGCGGTATAATCCACATGGCAGAAGTGCTTTCGGATAGGACGTGTGAAGTCACCGGCAAGACCGGAGAAATGCATGTCAGCGGCGGATGGTACCGCGCTCTTAACCGGGAATATGCCCAGTCAATCAAAGACCGAAAATGGATAGCAGTTGCAGATTTACCAAAGGAGGATTAAACACAATGACAATACCAAAAAAATACAAGATTGAGATGGAAGCATCTCGCAAGGCCGTCCTTGCGCGAAATAAGGCTGATGAGAAGATGTTTTTAAAACTGTGTAAAGAGTTAGACATCGACCCAGACTCAGTTGGAGGAAATGTGGTCTATGATTACATCTTCAACGATTACAAAAGTGGCGTTAAGTTTAAATATACCACCGCATGAAAATTAAATTATGTTACCACACATTTATAATAAAACCCCATCTTACGCCGATTTGAAAGAATATAGAAAATCTAACAGACAATGATAAATGCTAAAATACTACTAGACTCAGTTAATCCGGTTGGAACCCGAATAACTACTTGGATACTAAAATATCCCAGATTTGTTCACTCGGAGGTGATGAAACACCGCGTTTACTCACGTAATGTATCGTCTTCTCGATCAATTCCGGTTAAGAAAATGTTGGCCGATGTGAAAGAGAATCCAGCCACGCCGGTCTTTTGGGGTAAGAACCAAAGTGGAATGCAGTCGGTGGAGGAATTAGATGACATCAATGCAACTATCAAGGAATACTATAATGAACCTCTCAATGGGAGTTCTACCGCCGACAGTGTTAGATACATCACACCACGAGCAGCAGCAAAGAAGGCATGGCTCGCTGCGCGAGATAATGCGGTAAAATCCGTTGAGGCCATGTGTGAACTCAATTTGCATAAGCAAGTCGCCGTCCGGTTGCTTGAGCCATGGACGCACATTACAGTCCTACTAACGGGCACCGACTTTGAAAACTTCTTTGCGCTTCGTGCCCACAAAGACGCCCAACCCGAATTCCAAAAATTAGCTTATCTCATGTTGGACTTGTATCAGCAGAATGTGCCCGAAAAATTGGAGGCCGGTCAGTGGCACATCCCATTCGGCGATACCATAGCATACAAGCGCATTTTTGAAACAAACTCTTGGATAGAAGAAACCGACGGAGCCGCGCTTAATTTGGGTGGTGATATGGACTCAACCTTGCTTGAATATAAACTTAAAATCGCTACTGCTAGGTGCGCTCGTGTATCATATCTTACATTTGAAGGCAAGGACGATTACAACGCTGATATAACATTAGCAGACCAACTCGCTTCATCCGGCCATTGGAGCCCATTTGAACACTGTGCACAGGCTATGGATTCGTCACGGCCTTCCGGCAACTTCGTCGGATGGACACCAACACACCCCCACCATAAGGTGAAGCATTTAGGATACAATATGCGTAAGTTATAACAGGTCTGCAGGCCTAGGAGTGGTTAGGTTAAAGTCGTGCGTAGTACAGACACAAGGTTCGAATCCTTGCACTCCACAAAATGAGTTGGGTTTCCTAGTAGTAACGGTGTTAACCATGGTAAGTAAGCTACAAAATTCTAGTAATAAGCGGTAGATGGATTCACCGCGACTCAT